TCACGGTGCTGGCGCTGCAACCATGTCGCCCGCGGGATAAAGCTGCAACATCGCGCGAGCGGCTTCAGCATTCGACGTCGTGAGCCACTCTTCCCAATCGTCCGGCCGAAGTATGACGACCGATCGCTTTTCGTCGCCGGGCTTATGCATGCGCGACATGATGGGATCGCCCTCGGCGTTGACCGTGATCATCGCCATCGTGTGCGCCTCTCTTCCATCCTCACTCTTCAGCGTGCGCCAGATCCCTGCGACGCAATACGGCCGCCAATCAGCCAGCCCGATTCGATGCCAGACGTTTCGGCCGGTCTCGTAGCACGGTTCGTAGATCCACTGCGCCGGAATCAAACAGCGGCGCCCCGCACGCCATGCCGGCCCGTAAAGCGGCGATCGCCCGAGATTGTCGTCGCGCACGTTCATCGTGCTACGCATGATCGGCGGCACTTTGCCCTCGGCCTTCGCTCTCTCGATGTTCGCTTTCTGCAAGGCGCGCGGCCAGTAGCCGAACCCTGCAAGGAACGCCTCGACGCGCCCGTCGATCAGCGCCACCGTAGGCGCAAGATAGTCCGGGTAAATCTCCGACTCCCAAGGCGTTCTCTTCCATAGGTCGATCAGACCAAGCCGTAGCTCGCTGATACCTGGATCTTCGTCGGGGGCGCGATAGTTGGTGCACACGACGGCACCTCTTTTCAGGGGATGGATCACTTCATCATAGTCCAAGATATACTGTATAAAATTACAGGTTTTCTCGTATTACGAAATGATCCTGCCACCGTTCAACCCTCCCAAACTACCCGAGATGACCGAGTGGTGGACGCGCTGCACGTATGCAGACGTCCAACGGCTGATTCTCGAAGTTCAACACCAACGCCTCACGTTGTGGGAGCTCCGCAGTTGCATCGCAGATGCGTCGCGGCGGGCACGCGCAATTGATCCGTCGTTGCTCGAGTATGGGGCGCCGCTACGGAGGCTTGGCTACATTGTCGAGAAGGAAATCGATCGTGCCGCCCCATTCGCCCGTATGCGAGAACCGGTCGCGCCCTTTTCGGACGAGTGGCGTGCCCGCGAAGAGCTCAAGTCTAAGCGCTGGGAGTCGCCAGACGACGCGCCGCCCGGCGCATCGCCGAAATCAGTCCCGCAATTTCAGCGGGTAACGTGGGCTGAACTGCGCGAAAAATGGCGTCTCGAGGAAGGCAAGAAGGTCGGCCGGCATACGCTCGAGCAACGCATGGCTCTCGAGATCGCATATTTGCGAAACAACATTGTTGGAAAATCGCAAAAGCTCGTCGACGCAGCTCGAGCTGAGGCAGAGAAACGTGGGATGGAGCTATTCGCGCTCGACCAGTTAAAGCGCATCCTTGAAGTCGAGCGCGGCGAAGAGGCGTTCTATCGCATCACGTAGCAGGGACAAAAGATGAACGACCAGAACTTTCCCGATGAGATGCGAATACCTGCTCGACTGTGGCGAACGCCACTCTCGCCGGCCACCTACTGCCCGCCCAAAACGGGAGCGGCGCGGCGAACTGCCGATGCATCAGACTGGATCGCCACTACTGCTCGGAATCGAGCCTTTGGGCAAACGCGGCGTTTTGAGAATCGCAGCCTTCGCACTGAGCAATTCGTCGTCGCCCACCTCGAAGCGGCGCAGCCACGCTGCCGTTGATTCGCGCGTGTTGTAGACCGGCGCGCCGGCGTTGACCGTGCCGCGCTGAAGAATGTCCATGCTTTCCGCTCGCACGCGCCGCAGTGCCTTATCGAGGACGACGTAGGTCGGTGGCAAGAACGGGGGTTGCTCCTCGCGCTCGGAGAGACCCGACTCAGGCAATACGCCCGCACGGACGATAACGCCGGCACCGTAATCACCAATGGCAAACCAATTCGGAGGGAGTTCCGACGTCAGCGCGCGAACACCGCCGACGGTGTCCAACATGGGCTTGCCGATGGCTGTCAGCCAATTGACGGATTTAATTTTGCCCTTCAGATCGCGGGCTGAAGTCGATCCGGGGTCGCCGACATCGAGCCCCGGCATAATTTGCGCGATCCAGTATTCCGTCGCCTCATTCTCGTGAGGAGCGGTCGGGGAAAGGTTGACGGCGAAGCCCGCCTGACCTTGAACGGCATCTAAGCGGCGCGCAGCATCAAAGAACAGTTTTGCGAAGGCATCGGGGTTCTCTTGGACAGCCACAACCGGCCATGAGAACGCAAGGGAGTTGAGACCGCGATTGCCCATCTTCTCTTGCCACTGGCGCTGACCCACGACCTCGAATCTCCAAAAACTTGCGTCCGAGGCTTGCTCCCCGCCAACGTAGCAGAAGTCGAAACGGTCCTCAGGACCGAGCTTACTGGCTGCTGCACGCAGAGGCTTGGCTCGCGCGAACGGCTGCGCCGCCTTCCCGTTACTCCATAGGAACGTCAATTTGCATTCGGGTACAGCACAGTAGTCGTCGAAACAGTCGGCAACCGCCGCGCGGACGGCGGGATCGAATGCACGCTCAAAATAGAGCGACGCGCGCACGACGACGGCCGCTCCGATTCCACCGGTTGCGTAGCGAGGTTCCAAAAGACCATTGGGCACCAGCGCTTTGCCCTGATTGGCCTTTGCCCATTCGAGAAAATTCTGATCCATATTCGCGTCGATGCTAGGAAGGCTCAATTATGGAACGACTATGGGGGGCGGCGGCAACGGCAAACCACCCATGCCAGGCGGGGAAGCAGGACTGCGGTTAAGTAGTTGACGCAGGGAACGCCCGAGTTCGGAGAGCGCCTCAGAAACCGCTCGGAGCGGACTTTCATTGGCGTCATCGTCGGAGCAGTCACAGTCGCCGGGGCCCATAGTCGCAACCTTTTCGGGCGAACCGGCAATGCGTGCGTAGTCGTCCTCTTGCTCGCGATCCCTTTCTTGAGGCGGGAATTTAATCTCCACCACGCTCTTGATGTTGTCCTGAGTTGGCGGCAGAGATCCGTCCTTGACAATCACCACGTCGGGGCGCCGAACAGCACCGGCGCGAGCGGGATACGCATCTTTCCCGCCAGGCCAGTATTTTTGAATCCAGCCTGGCAAGTAAGGGTGCGGCTCCAAGGGAGACGCGGAGCGCATGATCGGCGACGGAGGGATCTGCGTCATGTCGTAGTTGACTTCCGACTTGTACGGGCTCTTCCACCCCATCGACCGATCCACGTCGCGCAGGTTGCGCGAAACGCACTGCTGCTTGAGGCTTTGGCCCGATGCACCAGTGTCTGGCTCTCGACTGCATACACAAACGGCCTTGCAGATGACCTTTTTATCGACCGGGTCGGGCGTAGCGGGCCGAAGACGCACGGGCGTCGTTTCGCCCTTCGGCGACATGCCACCTTGACCGGAGTTGGCTCCGTAGGCACGACCACTCATAAAACACCGCCTTCGCCCGGCCCCTGAGTCGACTCGGCTGAAAATTGCAACGATCCAGCCGTGTTTGCCTCGTGCCACTGCGTGTAGCCGTCGGCGTCGGTCTGGCCGGATATTGTCCGGCCGTCCGCTGTTTGCAAAACGTAGGGATGGTTCGCGATCGGTTCTCCAGTCGTCTCGTCAAATACCTGGAAGCGCCCACGGTATAGATTGTCCGGCCCTCGTGACATCGACTGCGGGACGACGCTCTTCCCACCGCCGATCGAATTGCCGCCAGCGGTCCCTGATGTAGGGGCAACCGTGGCGAAGCCTTGCGACGCGATAAGCGTTGCACCACACGCGGTCTTGTCTCCGTCTGTAGCAATCGGCCTATCACCAAACGTCATGTTCAACTCGCGCTTTACGCTGACGATCGGGTAAATCCCACCACACCGCGGACACGTCACCATGTCGCCAAGCAATGCGATTGCCCTTCCATGAACCGTGTTAGCGACGTTACAGCCGACCACACGCCCCCCATGCGTGGTCGTGTCCCCCTCGCAAATAAACGCAAACCCCATGTCGAACTCTCCACAAGGAAATTTTCGATGGAATGTAGCACGGGGGAAATTGCCGGAACCACCCTGTCAGACATGACAGGAATCCAAATTCGTAATTCCGCGAACACCGGAATTGGATCAAAACAATGCACCCGATTTTGGATGCAAAGCCCCGGTCGAGCGACCGGGGCAACTGAACGAACTATTTCTTTTCCGGCTTGATCCCCCAGCACTGCCCCGCTCGCTCGTATTCGGGAATCGCCTCCGGATTGTGTTTGCACTTATCGATCGTGTCGACCGCGATCTGATATTGCTCGACGAGCGGGTCGACGATGCCCGCCATGTACGCATCGCGTGTCGCTGCGTCCGGTGAATTGCAGTCGGCCCCCATATGTTCTGCCGTCGGGCGCGCACCACCAACGGGTCTGAACTCGCGAACTTCCATCTTTGCCGGACCATAAGGCGTCGTGGTGGTCGTCTCGTACTTCGCCGAATTCGCGATGACGTCGTAGAGAGCCGCCGATGCAGTCCGTTGCGTCTTCGGAACGACATTTCCGCTCGCGTCGACCATCTGAGCAGCTTTGGCCGGCGCGCACGACACGATCGGGAGTGCAGCGAAAACCATGCGCCCCTTCAGGTATTCGCGTGCAGCATAAATTGCGAGATCCCGACCGAATTGTTCGACCGCCGCCTCGCGCTCGGGCGAGTCGATGTAACCACTCATATCGTCAAACTGGAAATTCACCAGCGACCACTCGCTAACACTGACTTTCGTGTTATTCAATGCGTCACCGCTTGGCGGCTCTCCACCGTTTTCCGCCATCACAAGTTGACGAAGCGTTGTCCCGTCGATCACTCCGGGATACACGCCAACATCGGCGGCACGCGCCTTGAATGCGGCCTGCAATGCGCTGATTGTTGCTTGTCCGCCAGCGAGTGCCCCACCCGCTCCCATTTGTGAGGATGAGTCCGCGGTCACCGCCATCGCACGCGCGGTCTGCACTGCAACCATCGGAGCACCCGAATAGGTTAAGCGGATCGCTGGCCCTGCGCCGCCCTGCTCATCATCGCCACCGCCGCACGCGGCCAATGTCGCTGACATCACCACTGCAATTATCGTTTTCTTCATTTTGATCTCAGGTTCTTGTTGATATTTCATGCCCCGCAGGCGGAATATTACACAACAATTACGGCTTTCTTCCACGGACATAAGCCCGCGCCACGCGCGGGCACCGGATCAGAAAAGCCCGGCGGGCTGCGCCGCATCGTCCCAACTGAAAATGATCAACTCGCGGCGCTCGACGCCCTTTCCGCCGCCGACCGTGTACTGAATCGGCACGCTCTCGATGTGGAAGCCGGCGAACACCCGCCGGATCTCCGGATGGTCGTTGAGGCTGACGATCGCGCGCCCCTTGATCGACCGCAGCCGCTCGGCCATCTTCTCGTACTCCGCGAAAGGGAACGCAACGCCATACCCTTCCGTCTCGAAGTACGGCGGGTCGAGGTAGAACAGCGTGTGCGGCCGATCGTAACGATCGAAGCACGCTGCCCAATCGAGCCGCTCGATGTACGCATTCGCGAGGCGAATGTGCGCCGCCGATAGCTCCTCCTCGATGCGCAGCAGGTTCAGGCCGGGCACCGTAGTTGTCGCCGTTCCGAACGTTTGCCCTTCCAGCTTGCCGCCAAAGCAACTTTTCTGAAGGTAGTAGAACCGTGCCGCACGCTGGATATCGGTGAGAGTCTCCGGGACCGTGTGCTTGAGCCATTCGAACACCTGCCGGCTCGTCAGCGCCCATTTGAACTGACGCACGAACTCTTCGAGATGATGCTGAACGACGCGATACAGGTTCACCAGCTCGCCGTTGATGTCGTTGATCACCTCGACCTTGGCCGGCGGTCGCATGAAGTAAAGCGCGGCCCCGCCCGCGAAAACCTCGACGTAACAGTCGTGCTTCGGAAAGCGCGGGATGATGTGGTCTGCAAGGCGGCGCTTGCCGCCGATCCACGGAATAATCGGATTTGCCATTGTGAAAGCCGTTTTTAATCTTGGTGTAGAATCCGGCCCGCCTACGTAGGTAAGCAGGGCCTTGGCCAATTCACTGGGGCATTCAGTGGAAAGGCGACCGACATGTGTGTTCCCGCACGCACGCCGGTCGCCCTGTTTCTCGTTACTTCCGCTCGCAGCCCGGCGTTTCCGGACGGACTGCACACACGTAGCCCTGTAGGGCCGTCAGTTTGTCGATTTCGCGCTGATCGTCGCCGGCGACATCGAAAACGCGTTCCGCAACCGCTGGGTCGACGTCAGCATAGGCGGCGGCACCATCGCCCACGCCGGCGGCACTGGAAGCGGCGGGCAAGCCGTCGCGATCGGCTGCCGTGCAGTTTCGGACGGCGACGCGCAGCCGCTCAGTGCCAGCGGCAAGAGCAGCCCGCAGGCTGCGATTCTCTGCTTCATGCTCGTTCCTCTCCTTCGTGGTTCGTTGGTCGGCGACGGCCACCGCCGACGCTGCCGCATCGTGCGCGGCGATCGCGCGCTGCTCGGCGTCGAGCGCGGCACGCGACATCGCGCCCAACGCTTCGGCGTGCCGTTGTGCGTCGAGCGCCCGTGCAGCCTGCTCGTCGGCAAGCCGGCGCGCGCCGATCAGGTGCTCGACGCCAGCGCCGGCCGCCATGCCAAACAGCGCGGCCAGCAGATACGGAGTTGCTTTCGGCATCACAGCCCCCGCTCGCAAATTGCGCGTTCCGTGGCGCGGCGTTTCACGAGACCCGGCAGCACTCGACCGCCGGCAGTCACCCACTGCGGCCGGCCGCTGTCCGACTCGTTGATCGCACGGCACGCGCCCCGCCAGTCGCCCGCATTGAACCGCCTCGCGGTTGTGCTTCCGCAGTAGGCTCGCGGCCCGATGTTGTAGGCGAAGCTCACTGCAGCCGCGAGCTGATATGTGCGCCCCCTCAAGCCGGGCGTGCACGTCAGCACCGGCTCCGCGTGCTCGATGAGCCGTTGCTCGAGCCGAGCGCGGCATTCATCACGCGTGAAGCTCTGGCCGGCGTACACGTCTTTCGTATCGCCATTGCACGCCGTGATGATGCCGATCGGATCTGGCCGCGCGACGAGCACCTCGCCCTCGAATGCAGGAACGATAGAAAGCAAAAGGGCCGCTGTCGCGGCCCCCAGACTGCTGACGAACCCCACGTTTTTGTGAGCGTGGGGTTTTGTCTTTCTGGGATCAGGATTGCGGGTTCGCCGCGAGCGGGTAGTCGAAGCTGCAGCGCAAACCGCTCACCAGACGCAGCAGCATGCGCACGAAGCGCCAATCGGGACCCGCTGGCCCCTTTTTCCGCTTCCGCGCCAGCAGCATCGCAATCTTCTTGATGTTCTGTGCCGCCGCGGCCAGCAAGCACTGCTCGGCCACCTTGCGTAGCCCACGCATACGGGCATAACGGTGCCCATGCAGCTGCTTGGCATCGGCGAAGCTGCGCTCCACCGTCTGCTTGCGCCGCGCGTAAATGCGTTGGCCCCATTCGGTCAAGCGCCGCGCGTCCACCCGCTCCTTGGCGCGCTCCCACACGTGGCGCGTTACCACCTTCACCGCGATCGCACTGTTCGTGCACTGCGATCGTACCGGGCAGCGCCCGCAGATCTGCGCATTGGATTTGTATTCCCGATAGCCGAGCCGATTGGTCGTGCTGTACGGCAGGGCCTGCCCCTGCGGGCACACGTATTCGTTGCGATACGCGTCGTACTTGAACTGCCGTTTGTAGAACATGCCCGGCTTGTGGTTCGGCGTGCGATAGCCCATCACCCCGGCAATCCCTCGCTCCTCCAGCCCCTGGCACACCGCCGGCGTGAAGTAGCCCGCATCCAGCCCCACCGCCTCGACCTTGAACTCAAAGCGCTCGCGCTGGCGATCCAGCCGATCCAGATACGGCTGGCTGTCATGCACCGAGGCCGGCGTCACATGCGTATCGGTGATGATCGCGTGCTTGGCATCCACCGTGCGGTGGTCCAGATAGAAGAACCCCTTCGGCTTGTCGTCCCGCACCATGTAGCCGCTGTCCGGATCGGTCCGGCTGAGCTTGGTGTCCTTGCTCGACGGCGGCTCATCGTCGTCGCGATCCAGCGGCTTCCTGCCATGCGCGGCCCGGTCCGCATCCACTGCCGCGTTCAATGCCTCCGTGTAGGCCGCCGGCGTCTGCTCCAGCTTCACCACATCGAACTTGCCCTTGTTCGCGTTCGCCTTCAGGTGCGTGCTGTCCGTGTACAGCACCCGACCGTCGACCAGCCCGCGCTTGATCGCCTGCCGCACGATCTCGTCGAAGATCTCCTGATACACCGTCGTGTCCGTGAAGCGTCGGCGGCGATTCTGCGAGAACGTTGACGCATCCGGCACCTTGTCGGTCAGCCGGAACCGGGCGAACCAGCGATAGGCGACGTTGACCTGGACCTCACGCATCAGTTGCCGCTCGCTGCGCACCCCGAACAGGTAGCCGATGAACAACAGCTTGAACATCACCACGGGATCGAGCGCCGGCCGCCCGTTGTCCGCGCAATACAGATGCGCCACCTTCGCGCGGATGAACTCGAAATCCACCGCCGCATCGATCTGGCGCAGCAGGTGGTCCTTCGGCACGAGTTCCTCGAGCGTCACCATCTCGAGTTCGTGCTGCGTGGGCATGGGCGTCTTCAGCATCACGCCATTAAAAAACAAAAACCCCCACTTGGCGAGGGTTTGTCAGCAATCTGAGGGCCGCTGTCGCGGCCCCTACCACTCGAATCAGCGTCTTCTTCTCAGCCATCGTGATGCTCCAGTTCACGCAGGCGTGCGGCAAGCTCGATCTGCTCTCGACGATCCTTACGCCGTGCGAAGTAAAAGTTCAAGCCGAAAGTCGCGATTGCCGTGAGAATACCGACGATCACGCCGATATCGGTCAACGTAAGCGACGACGCGACCGACGCTATGCTTCCCGCGTAGCTCACGGCTTCCGTAGGACTAGCTCGCATCCACTCCTCGCAGAAATGAAAAAGCCGCCCAAAGGCGGCGTATTAAATGATCCCAGTGCCATCAATCACCATGAACTGCATGCGCCAGCACTCTCGAAACGTCGTAATGTTCGGCGCTCTCCCCCCGTTGTAAATCCGCGTTCCCCAACCGACATCGCCGCCGTTCACCCGAACCGTGCCGATTTCAAGGATGTCCCAAAGCCGCTGATTGCTATTCGACGAGCCCCAGATGTAGTGCGCCGCCCACATACTCGAGATCAGCACTGGCCGTCCGTATGAGCGCAGTTGCCAGGGCGGATTCGGCGCGCCCTCGACCGTCCATCCCTCACCCCCATTAGCGGGTATGTAAGCGTCGTAGACAACGTCGAGCACTCGAAAGAAGGGGCTCGCGGCATCGGCGATTAACCGACCTTGTTGGTCGAACACCTGAAGGCCGAAGCGGTTTCCGCTAGGCCGCACGTTCGAAAAAACAAACAACCTGACGGTCGCTTGTACCTCGGTGATAAATCGAACCGTATACGTTCTGCCGTCATCGCTTTTCGCGTCCCAAAGCGAAATTCCCACGCCAGCGTCGGCTGAGAATGCATACAACGGCATGTTGGCTGAGAACGTGAACGAGGCAACCCAGAAGTCACCGTGATATTGGTAATTGGCGTTGTTGCGCACGGTATCGATGCCGATCCATTGCGACACGGCCGACATCGATTGCACAAGCTGATAATTTGGAGTCTGTCCGTCAATCTGGAAGACACCCGACTCCGTAAACGCTTGGAATCCGACACCCATCAAAACACCCCATAAACAAGCCATCCCGGCACAGGCGTTCGATCTCTACTGCTACCGTCGGTGCTGTATCGCCATGAAACACCGCCAGCACTGATCTGTACGATCGGAACAGGCGCGTTCATCGAGATATGCTGGAACAGCCAGTCCGGCATGAAAGACCAGAACGGCGTCCCGCGCGAAAGATCAGCCGACACATTGCCCGCGACGCCACCCTGAACTCGTTGCATGCCCATGACCCGCCCGCATCGTGTCGTGCCATCGAGCATCAAACGACCTGCCTCGTCGAAGATTTGCAAACCCGCCTTCATTCGTTCCATCTCCCCCAACGCACCAGAATGCCCCCGTTCGGGAAGTACACTCGCCCGCCGTTTCCGTCGATCACGGTTCGATAGCCACTGCCGTCGATCGAATTGATCTCGAACCACCCACTCTTATCGAGCCGCCACCCCTGCCGGCCCGCAATGTAGTCGTCCGACTGAATGTAACTGCCGATCATCGCGTTCGTGATCCAGCCCGCACCGATTAGCGCCTGACGCAAGAACACCTGCCCGCCCTGCACGACGAACGGCGCACCGATCACACCGGAGCCGTCCTCGTCGATCACGGCGAACCGCTTCGCCGACACGAGCACCTGCGATTCGACAGCGCCGTTGTTGTTGTCGACGCCCACACCAATTCCCGCGACGTATGTGCGCCCATCCGCCGTGATCTGCGTCTTGATCTGATACGAAGCCGCGACACGCCCGTTCAGATCCGCGTAGGACTGCGCCACGGTTTGCACCGCGGCCGCGTTGTCGTTCACCTTCGCCTGTACGGTCGTGATGTCCTGCGCCATCGCACGATCGGCCTCGACACGCGCAATCGTCTCCTTCTGCACGGCGGCGTTCAGCAGATTCGAGCCCGAGTGCAGCTGGGCCGCGACTGTTTCGACCTTCTTCGCGACCGCCATATCGCCCTCGGCGATCGCCGCCTGCAGCGACCACACGCCAGCATTGAGCCTTTCGTCGCCCGCGTAGATCGTTGCGTCGCCGGCCATCGGCGGGGTGATTAGGTCGATCGGCGCGCGCAGCTCCGTGCCAAGCGCCGACTTCCCGATCTGGCCGGCGAAATACTTCTCGTAGTCGCTTTGATCCGTGCTCGGCTGCCCCTGCACGCCCGGCCCCTTCGCCGGGAACCACGGCCCGACGTTGCCGGACGTGTCGACCAGGCGCGCCCAGAAATAAAACACCTGCCCGACCGCGAGCCCCTGATACGACGTCGACGCCTGCGGATACGCGAAGTCGGAGAACTTGGTTGCGTCGTCGCGATTCGGCGTGCGGCTGTACCAGATCTCCGTTCGCTGCGTGTCGCCAGCGGAACCGTCACCCGGAAACGCCCATTTCAGATCGATCCCGTACACGATGCCCGCCGCAGTCAGCGACACGACCGACGGCGGCGGAGTGGTTTTCCCGGTCAGTTGCGTATCGACGCCGTACGCCGGAATCGACGTCACGCCGAGCGCGTTCTCGGCGCGCACCCGCGCGAGGTACTTGCCCTGATAGATTCCCGGCACCTCGACCTGCAGGCCGCCTGTCGACGGCACCTTCACCCACTCGCCGTTATCCTTCCGCCATTCGACGACGTAGCTTGTCGCGTGGTTCGCTGCATCCCACGCGATCACCATCGTTGTTTTCGAAATGCCCTGATCGACCACCGAGTATGTCGAGAGGCGGACGTTCGACGGCGGCGGCTGCACCGATGGCGGAACGATCGTGATCGGCCGTTGCTGAATCTGTGCGCCGTCGTCGATCGCCGCGTACTTCCCCGGCTCGTACTGCGTCGCGTTGATCGTGTAGACGATCTGGCCGTCGTCGTCGCTTTCCTGCACGCTCACCACGCGATACTGCTGCGCCGCGAGCTCGCGGCTTTCGATCATCCACACAGCGCCCGCCACCGGATCGGCGTCGAAGCGCTCGGCGAGCGTGACCGTGTCGCCGTCGACCGACTTGACTGCGCGCGCCTGGGCAATACCCGACGGCAGAATCGCCGTGAAGCGATCGCCGGCGGAGATTGTCGGCGCCTTGTCGAGCGTGATCCTTTCGCCAGCCGCTGCGCGGATGCGCCCGCCGATCCGGCGGCCGGCCTTCTTTGGGTCGGCAACGGCGATCACCTGTCCCGGCGCACAAAGCGTCCCGTCGAGCCCGACCTGAAACGACACCGTCCCGGTCTCGTACCGCGACGTCAGCAGCAGCCAGCGCCCGAGCCGGTGCGCCTGCGCCTGCGACGTGCAGCCGAACGCCGTGACCTCCGTCTTGATGACGCCATATCGCGCGATCCCGTCGTCGTCCTGCACGGGCTCGACAGCTTGCTTGTACTGGTTCGTCGGATCGTTGTAGCTGACGAGCGCGACCGTGTAACGCGTCTTGCGTTCGCTGCCGACGTACTTGAATGAACCACCGACGACATTCGCGGCCGTGTACAGGTAGACCGGATCGGACGGCATATCGGCCGACGCGACCACCGACCCGGCGCCCCAGTACGAAATGCCGCGAAACACGCTCGCGAGATCCTGTACCACCTTGAATGCGTCCGCGCGCGTCTGAAGCACGCAGTTGCAGGTGAAGCGCGGCTCCTTGCCGCCCTTCCCGTCGGACACGAGTTCGTCGCAGTAACGCGCGATTGCGTACAGCGCCCACTTATCGACCATCGAAGCATCGACACGGTCGCCCAATCCGTTGAGCTTGTCGAGAAGTAGGCCGTAGTAGACCCACGCCGGATTGTTCGTCCATGCTGCCTTGAACGTACCGTCCCATGTACCCGAGTACGTACGCGTCTCCGGGTCGTAGTTTGTCGGGACTCGGAAGATCATCCCTCGCACGTGATACGAACGCACTGGCACGCTCGAGAACGAACGTGCGTCGAACGTCATACCGACAAGCGCCGTCATCGGATAGCGGAGCTTCCGATCGATGATCTCGGTAATCGCCTCGATGTTGATCGCGTCGGCGATCGTCGCCGTGTGCGCGTTCGGCGTGATGCGGCGCACGCGGATCAACCAACCATTTTTTGCGCGCGGCAGCTCGATCCGATGCGAGCGCTCATAGAGCGACGTTGTCTTGCCGTCGAACGCACCGGCCAGCACCTGCGCATACGACCCGCCGTCGACCGACAAGTCGATCGCATAGTCGACGCGATAGCCCGTGATATTGCCGTTCGACGTGTCCTGACGCTGTAGCGCCGGCACACCGAAGCGCACGCGCACCGCAGTCAGTTGCGTATTCTGGATTTGGCGCACCCACGGCGCGTCGGACGTCAGCGGCACGCCGACGCCGGCTTCACGCTCGACGGCCGGAAAACCCGGGATGTAGTCCTGATCCTGCGTGCCGGTTCGCGCGTCGACGGTGTAGTTCTGGAAATTCAGCGAGCCGTCCGCGTTCTGGATCGGCGTGCCGTCGAGATAGACCGACTGCAGGCCATTCACCAGCCCCACGATGGGCCCCGCCGAGATCACGTCGAGCACCTTCGCGCGCGCAATCGAATGCAGGCTGTCGGGCGATTCACTGCTGCCACCGCCACCACCACCTCCCTTGGCGCCGTAGATGCGCTTCACCCCGCCTTCAGCATGGACCTTCTTCAAACCTGATCCTCCGCATAGATTCCCGAACTGACCACCTTCGAGCCGACGACCATTTCGCCGATGACGAGCGGCACCGGCTCACCCTGTGCGGCGCTGTTCACGGGTCCGTTGAAGTAGTACGACGTGCCGTTGTTGGCTGCGCCCGCGAGGCCGGCCTGTTGCGGACTGAGCATCTGCACGATGCCGCCCAGCGCCATCGATGCCCCGAGCCCCATCAGCGACGTGCCCCACGGCTGCGCGAAACCGAACGTCGCGACCGCGCCAACCGCGGCGAGTGCGGCGCCGAGAATCGTATTGAAGAGCCCGCCGCGCTTGCTGCCGACGATCACCGGCGCGATGCGGATCTCGTCGCGCCCGACCGGGTGCTCAAGCTCGTCCTCGTCGAGATTGCGCGTGCCGTTGAACACGGCGAACGTCAGGCCGGCGTCGCGCGACGAAGTGAGGAACGCCCGGAAGCCGGGAATCAGCACCGACAACGCCCGCACCGCCTCCGCGGTCGACGAGACGGCAAGGCGGTGAATGCGTCCGAAACGCACGCCGAGCGTGCCGTACAGCCTTATCGTGCGAAGCGTCTCGCTCACTTCCTGTCTCCCACGTAGCGCAGCACCGTCGTACAGCAATCAACCCACATCCCGCCCCACACCGCGCGCGCCGACAAACTGTCGCGCATGTGATGCAGGAACTTCCCGTCGCCCAGATACACGCCCGCGTGATTCGGCACGCCGTTCTTGCTACGGATCTGCATCAGCAACACGTCGCCAACTTGCAACGTCACGTCGCGGCCGACGTCGAGAAAGCCGGCCTCCTGATAGTGGTTGAGGTAGAGGTTCGACCGACCGTCGTTCCACCACTCGTCCTCGCGCTCGAAGTCGGGTAACGCGACGCCGCGCTCGGCGAGATACCAGTCGCGCACGATCGCGTAGCAGTCGTGCACACCATGCACGAATGGGCGACCGACCAACCGCGCGACATAGCCGTCTGGCTCGAACGCGCACCAGTCGTCGACGCCGATCGATCCGTCGGCCTGCACGCCGAGCGACACGATCACCCACTTCGCGATGCCGCTGCGCTCGCACATCGCGCGATCCGCTTCGCTCGGCTGCGCCAACGCCCCCGGATGCGAATGCACGAGAGCGACGATCTCGCCAGCATCTTCCGCGGCGGCGTAGTCCTCGGATGCGAGCGCGAATTGGTCCGTCGGCGCGGCTGCGAGGTTTCGGCAGGGCACGTACGTCTCGCCGATCGCCGTCTTCACGACCAACCCGCAGCACTCGCGCGGATACTCTGCGATCGCGTGCGCCTCGATCGCCTTTTTGATTTGTTCGTCCATAAAAAAACCCGCCGTGTGGCGGGTCCTCATATCGAAATTGGTTCGTGCGTCAGGCCATCGTGTCGCACAGGAAGCCGTCGAACGGCAATGGGTTGTTCACACCGAATCGACGTTCGCAACCGCTGATCTTCTTGCTGCATCGATCGAGCGCGGGATCGCTTACCGGGTTGTCGTCCTTGTCGAAACACGCCGCTCCGGTATAGCCGCACTCGGGACCGCGATACCCCAATTGGCAGATCGAAATGATCTGCCGCTTCGGCAGTTGCTGGCCGCCAAAGTCGAGCGGCGACGACAGCGTGAATTCGACGTGCAATCCCGGCTGCTCGTCGCTCTTCTGCTCGATCCGCCACTGCTGCGGCGGCAATTCTTCGTTCGGGTCCGCCGTCGGATTGCCGGCCGGAAAGTTCACGGCGTCGAGGTAGCGCGCGAGTGTCCGGCGCCGGAACACCTTCGCGCCGACGAGATCACCAAGCGCAACGCACAGCGCCGAAATCGTTCCGTTGATGTCACCCACCCGCAGCGTCGGCGATGGCTGCTGCGCGTCGGATGTCTGCTCGAAGCCGGTGGCTTGAATCGGCCACGACCTGTACTCGCGCCCCTGCCATACGATCGACGTCGACTGAAGATGCCGATGAAAGCGCAGCACGTCGGCGCCGATTTCCGTACAGTCGACTTCGAAAAACTCAATCAGACGGCCCGGCTCCAGCTGCTGGACGTCTGCCGTTACACTCACTTCGCCGCCTCCAATTCCGCAATCCGCCTGAGCGCGTCCTGTAACGCCGCATCCGTCTCGAGCAAGCCGGCCAACAGCACGCCGACGGCATTCGTGTAACGGAAGGTCAGCGACGGCCGCCCCTTCGACGGCCCGCTCTCGCCGAAAATTTCCTTGCCTCTCTCGTCGTACTGACGCACGATGAAATCGCCGTCCTCGTCGATCTCGGGCCCCTCGCCGAGCAGTTCCGGGAAATCCCACCACTCGTTTGCGATGACGCCAGCCTGTCGCCCCGCTTCCGGACTGCTTTTTTGCAGAAACGTCACGCCCCGCTTACCGCGCAGCCGCGCCATTACGTTCTCAAGCGTCTGGATATCGGATTTGAAAGCACGATCGGACGCCTGATTGAAATTCGAAGCGGTCAACACCCCGAACGTTGTCGCGTTGTAGTTGACGCACTGCAATTCGGCGACCGAGGTGTTGCTGGAAATCCGAAACTGCGCGCCGACGGTATTGTTCAGCCCGGAAAATCCGAGGTAGCTAAGACCGCCCATTCCGTTCAGGTACAGCGACGCTTGCGTATGAAGCCCTGTTGCGCCGACGGCGATTTCCTGCGCCTGCGTAAACGTCTTCTTCGTCCCGACGTACTGCGGTGTGTCAAGCGTCATCGGTTGTGCAAGGTTGCCGCTGTGCCAGAGATAGCCGAGGTATTTGCCATCGACCGTCGCCCCGAGCTGGCCAACCGTCTTCTTCCCCCAGTCGAATCGAAGGGCGTTCCCCTTATCGCACACTGCGACTACCTCGTCGTTGACACGAAACGTATGGTCGCTGAGTAGGTATTGGTACGATCCTCCGGCGTCTAAAGACCACCACCCCACCGACCCGCTATTTCCGTAGAAATAGCCGGGCATCCTGCCAAGCACAAGGTGGCCTTCGTCGCTTTGAACCGCCGCAGACAGATCGCCGCCCACCGTCAGCTTGCCGCCGACAACCTCGTCCCACATCATTCGACCGCGCTCGGCGACGTGCCAGATCTTCACACCGTCCGACACGTACTTCACCCAGTCGCCGGCATTCAGCACGTTCAGTTGAGACAGGTCGCCGGCTTGAAACTTGATCACGACCCTTCCCTGAACGTTGAACAAGTGAATACAGGAATTTGGCGGCACGGACGACGCGAGCGGAATCCCGACTTCCTTTCCCGGCTCGGCCATCCAAATCCCGAACCGCTTTCCGATATCGTCCGGCGTCAGGTTCGTACTATCGTTGAGATACCTGAGATCGAGCGGAATCGAACGTTCGACTACACCGAAATTCTCGTTCGTCTTGATGTGCGCGACGCGGTTGTTGTCGCCGCCACTTCCGCTGGGTGGCTCGCCCAAGACGATTTTTTGAAGTATCGACATCTGAACTCCTACACAGAGAATGTCTCTTCGAACTGCGCCGTCATCGTGTAGACGGCGCCATTCTTGATCGGCTCGGAATACTTTTCGCAGACGAAGAGTCCGCGGGCGCGAAGCGGCGGCGTCCAGTAGAACGACTCCGCGCCCGCATGCCGATCGAGGAAATCGATGATCGCGGCAACCTTCGCCGCGTTACCGACAAACCGCAGATTGAATGTCGATTCGCGATTATTCAGGCCGTCCGCGGCCCGCTGGGTGTAGCCGTCGCCGAACTGGGCTTTGCGCACACGCAGCGTCGTATCGCCGCCGTGCCCTTGTACCGTCGACGGCCATTCAAATGTGTCCTTCATCCTGCAATCCCGTTTTGCGCTCTCCACAAGGTTCCGCCCTGCCGGCGTTCACGTTGTATGAGCTCGCGTATCATCTGTTCCAGCATCTTTCGGAACTCCCCAACCGCGATCAGGCTCGCGGGGTTCGACGATCCGCCCTCGATCGAAACTGGCGCGCTGACCGAGATCCCGCCGTTGCGCGCCGGCGAATCCCCTCCTCCCGCGCTCCCGCCAACGAGCCCACCCGCGGCGAATCGCGCGAAGCCGGATCGCCCCCCTGCGTTCAATCGCTCAAGGTGTGCGCGCACGCCCGGCTGCGACACCACTGCGGCGCGGACCACGAACTCGCCGTTCGAAAGCTGCGCTGAAATGCTGTCGCTCGTGGACGTGCCCGGCCCCCACACCGCCCCGCCCGTCGCGAGGTGAAAGCCGTAGGCGTTCGAGCCGACAGCCGCGCTTGCCGCACCACCGAGCGCGCCGACGGCATCAGAGACACCGCCGAAACCCAAAGCTGAGCCGATCGCCCCGAACACCTGAGACATCGCCGCACGCGCCGAAAACCGCGCGAGATCGGCGATCATGCTGTCGATCAGTCCGCGGAAATTGAGCTTGCTCGACGTCGCGAACGACACAAGTGCATCCTCGGCATTGCGGAATGAACTCGTCAGCGCGTCCTCGGCCATCTGCGCCGCGTTCTGCGCGGATTCCTGATAGACCGCCATCGCCCGCTTCACGCCGACGCGCCAGTCGGCCTGCAATGCGAGCCGCTGCTCGAGATAGCCGCGCTCGCGCGCGACCTGCTCCGCCTCGGCCGTGTTGATGCGCTCGATCTCGGCGATGTACTCGGGCGAGCCAAGCGTGCCGTCCTTTCGCGCGCCCTTCGTCAGTTCGTCCCGTCGACGGCGAAACTCGTCGCCCACGCGATTGATGGCCTGATTCAGCTCGCGCGCGTTGTCACCCATCGACATCGCCCCGAGTTCGCGCTGCACGTCACGCTGACGCTCGGCCGCGTAGTCACCGAGCTCCGCGTCGATCTGCGCACTGCGCTCCTTCAGCTTGTTGATCGCGTCGCGATAGCGCACCTCCTTTTCCAGTTGCGACGCTTGCTCGTACATCCCGCGAATCGCCTGCTGATCGCGAAGCAGGCTCTTGTCGTCGTCCGACAGCTTCTTGCGCTTGCTGCGCAGATCCGTCACCTTTTGATCGAACGCGAGGAGATCCTTTTGCGACTGCGTCAGCTTGTCGGTTGCGACCGCCTCGACGCGCAGTTGCGCGATCCGCTGCCGGATGTTGTCGAGCATGCGCTCGCTTTCCAGCGAATGAACACCGCCCCCCTTCGCCGCGCGAGCCGCTGCCGCGTTGGTCGACACACGTGCTGTCTGTGCAGAGGCAGAGGCGACCGTCTCGTCGAAGGCTTGCTTTCCGCGCGCGGCGGCCGCGGCGCGAGCTGCGTCAGCATTGAAGCCGAATTTCTCGAACTTCTTGCTCGTCAGATCGGCTTGGAACTCCTCAAGCGCCTTCGCGACCACCATCTGCTGATTCATCAGCGCGAGCTCGCGCGTCAGATTGTCGATGTTGGTTCGCGCCCCCGCTGCGGCTTTCGCATCCTTGTCGGCAATCGCTTTTTCGAGCGACTTGTATGCCTCCGCTCGTCCGGCGACGAGGCCGGCCATGCGGGCCTGCGCATCATTCGCGCCCTTCGTCCGCGCTTCGTACTCGGCCTTCTGGCGGGCCGTCATACCGATGACGTCGGATTCTTCCCTGAGCTTGTGGACGTATTTCTCCCACGCCTCCGATGCCATTCCGCCGGCGAAGAAGTTGTTCGCGTCAGAAAGCAGCCGAACGCCCTCGGCGGCCCCCCTTGCCGCAGCATCCATTGCAGCGAGTGCCTGTGCGCCTTTCTGCGAAGCGAGGCCCGCCGTGTCGATCGCGCCCGCGGCGCGCACCAGTTCCTCGCGCAGCGCTTCGCCGCCGCTCGTCGCCGACACGAAGCGGTCGATCAGTCGCCCGATCTCGCGCGATTTCTCGTCGACGCCGAGGTTCGACGTCTTGAGGCGGTCCAGGCCGGCGAGGAATCGATCGAGCGCTGCCTGATCGGCATCCGAGACCACCGACGGCGCATCGCCAAACGTCGGCACCATGACACTTTGCGCCGCCCGCGTCGCCAAACTCCGATATGCCGACTGCGCGTCATCGGCCGCCCGCGACGCCTCTTGCTTCGTGCGCAGCCGCTCAGATTCCTGTAACAGCGGCGTCAGTTGCCGATATTTGTCGATGATCTGATCGAGCGGCGCCTGCATGTCGATCAGACTCGACGTCGCGCTGCTCGCGTTGTCGCGAAACAGCAGCCAGTTCGCGGCAGCCCCAAGCGCCACCGTGCCCACGGTCGCCAGAATCCCCGGTAAGCCGCCGACCGCCGCCAGCAAGCCGGAACCAACCGAGCGCATCATCGTGCCCGTACGCGCGAGCGCCGTCTGCGCCGTCGCCGCGCTTTCGGTCGCCGTCTTCAGACCCGCCGCGGTCGCGGTCGCCGCGCGTTCCGCTCGCTCACGAGCCTGCGTGGCAAGCGCGACATCACGCTCGGCTTGCGCAAGGCCGCGGTCCGTCTCGGCCAGCGACGCCGTATAACGCGCTTTGTCGATCGTGCCTTGCTTCGCTGCCGCCTCAAGCGCCGTACGCCGCTGCTGCGCGAGCGCGAGCGACGCTTCGGCGCGCTCGAGCTCCTGCTGTGCGGCTGCCGTCTCGCGAGCGATGATCGCCGCGTACGGCGTGCCCGTGATGCGCGCGCCGATTTCCTGACTGCCGGCGACGTTGGCGCGCGCCGTTGCGACGTGAGCTTGCGCCGTCGCCTCGACTGCCCGCGCTTCGGCAAGCTTCGCTTCCGTGTACTTGATCGAGCCAGCCGTCAACGCCGACTGCATCGCAAGGCTTTCGCGCATCGCTCGCATGCCCGCGAGCTCGGCCTGCGCTGAAGCCTCCGCCGCTTGCGCGTTCTGAAGCTTCGCCGCCGCGGCAGCGCGATCGCCCTGCGCTTTGGCGAGCGCTGCCTGCGCCGCCTCGTGTTGCTTGATCGTCTCCTCGACGAGCGCTCGCTGGGCGCCGACCCACGCTGTCGCCGCCTGCGTCGCCGCGACTGCGGATTGCCCAAAGTACACGGCAATCCGCCCAGCCGCGAGCGACACGCCGAGTTTCACGATGCCGTCGAGGTGTTCTGCGACGCACGTGATCCCCTGCGCGAGCTTTTGGCTCGCGCCGGTCGCGTCGTTCGCCTTCCCGACGTACGCGACGATCTCCGTTTGCAGGCGCGTCATCGCCTGCCCGACGGTCACATTGACCTTGCCGAACAGATCGTTCGTGCTCGCCCCGGCACGCGTCAGCGCGTCGATCAAATTTTCGACCGTAAGCTTGCCGTCTTCCGCCAGCGACTTGAGCTGAGCTGTGCTCGTGCCCATGCCCCGCGCGATCGCATCGGCGACGCCCGGCAGTTCCTCGAGCACGCTCTTCAGATCCTGCCCGCGCAACTGGCCGGCCGCGAACGCCTGCCCAAGCTGCACGATGCCGAGCCGGGCCGTGTCAGCCGACACGCCGGACAGCGCCACCGCTTTACTGATCGTCTCGACGAGCGGCCCGACCTGCTTGATGGTCAGCCCGAGATGCGACGTGTTGTTCGCGATCCGCTGATATAGCTCAGCCGTAGCGTCGAGCGGTTGACGTGTGTCGCGCGCGATGCGCAGCACGTCGTTCTGCGCGATCGCGAAATCGATCTGGTCACGCGTGACGATCCGAAGGCGGTTGCTCAGGTTCGTCCATTCGTCGGCGTACTCGATCAACTGATGCACGCCGAACGCCGCTGCGGCGGCCTGTGCGTACTCGCGGATCGAACTGCGCGCCGCGTCGAGCGCGCGCACCGTGACCTGCACGCTCGCGGCGTTCGAGGCAAACGCCGCATCCGCAGTGCGCCCGCCGTCGCGCACCGCATTGAAATACGAGCCGGCCGTCGACGAGAGACCGCGCATGCGGCGGTCGTATTCGGTCGTATTCGCCGTAACGCTGACGATCAGCTCGCGAAGGCTTGTTGCCATAGTGCTTTCTCGCCTACTTCGCCATGCGCATCAGGGCGGCTTGAAACGGATCGCCGCCCCCTTCCTCTCCCTCCGCCGTCGCGGGCTCGCCGGACCATCTTGGCATCATGTCCGACACCTTGACCTTTGCGCCCTGCGACTGAAACGCCGCCGCCGCGATCATCGCCGCATGCAGATCCGCACGATCATCTGCAACCGGCGATTCCGCGTCGTACCCGATCCAGAGACTCAGCTCGGCGGATGACATCTGCTCGCACAGCTCGGCCAACGTCTTGCCGAGCCGCAGCGCGAGCGACATCAGGAAGCGGAGGCCTGGGGTTCGGCAGAAGGCTTTTTTGCGTCTTCGACCGGGTCGACGTCGAGCTTGCCGAATTCGAGCGCCTTCACGACGATGCGGTTGTGCACGGGGCCGAACGCAGCCGCGACCGCGGTTGCATCGTCGTCCGAGAATAGCCGCCGCCAACCATCCGGCGTTTCACCAAACACGACACGAACGAACAGCCGCGCATTCGCCTGCATGTGCGCGTCGTCGCTCGCGCGTGTGAACTTCTCGCGAACCGCCGTTTCGTCGTCGCCCTCCGTTACCCCGGCGATGTCCCGAAGCGCTTCGATCCAGAACATGCGGTCGCCGACCGTCGGCTCGCGCACTGCGATCTTTTCGCCATTCCATTCCGGTACGTTCATCAATTCGTACCGCCAACCGGTCAGCGGGTTCAGCACCGCTGCACGCAGGCTCGTCACGCCTTGGTTTTCGTTTTCCATGCTCATTTCCTATCTGCGATCGGGGAGTTACGCCGCCGGCGGTGGCACGATCTTCGGCGAGCCGCTCACGCGCACGCTGTACGTCGTCGAAATCAGCCCATTGACCGACGCCGCCCACGTGTACTGACGCACCATGCCGGCGAACAGAAACTGCGATTTGTCGGCGAACGTGACACGGAACACGTGCTTTTCGCCTGTCGCGCGCGCGGCACGCAGAATGTTCTGCCCTTCGTCGTTCGATTGGTAATTGCCGTCGACCGAGAACTCGCCCGGATCGGGCAAGCCGAGCTCCGATTCCTTTTCGTCGCTCGCGAACGTCGTCGCGTCGATTTCTTCCGACTGCCCGCCCTGCCACTGAATCTGTTTGCCCGTCGTACTAAGGTCGACGAACACCAGATCGGCCGCGTCGAGATCGGTCGACGCAACTTTCGACACCTCGACCTTGGTTCCCTGCGCCTTGGTACGCTTGCTCTTCTCTGCTGCCATATACCCCTCACAAAAGAAAAAGCCCGCACGCGGCGGGCCAAATGAATTGTCGTGGTGCCGGTCAAAACTCGACCGATAGTTCCAAGCTGATACGGAATAGTCCCGTGTCCTCCGAATAGTCGTCCGGCAACTCGTCGACACCTCCGACCGAGAACCGATCCTGAACCGACATCGCACGATCGACTGCCAAGTCGGCGAGCCGATCGGCGTCGGTGAACGTCGGCGCGTAGCAGTCGATCTGATAGGAACCGGAACGGCCGCCAGTCAGCCCGGCGAGCGCCATGTCGAGCGCGCCATGTACGCGCGTCACGACGAAATACGGCGCCGGCGCCTTCTCCGGTGCGACGCCGAGATACCCCTTCGCACCACCTATGCCCTGCAAGGCGTCACGGATTACGATTGCGCTCAACGCCGGCCTCCAAGCAGTTGATCGATAGCGCGCGCGACTTCCGTACGCACTGCAGCCTCCGCTTCATCAATCGATTCGTCGAAACCTGGTCTAGCGAACGGCTGCGCTTGCATGTGCTGCGTCCCCAGCTCAACGAATCGCCAATGGAACGCGTTGTTCGGCGAATCAGCCTTGCCCTGTGTTCGCACGCGCATCCCCGCCACCGCGATGCCCTGCCCATCCTTCTGTTTCAGTGGCGCCGCGACGATATTGCGGCGCAGCTTCCCCGACTTCTTCGGCGCGCGCTTTCTCGCCGCGCGGGTGATGACGCGCGCGCCCGCCATAGTCGCCTTCCGGAGTACCGACCGAGATTGCGCCTTTGCCAGTTTCGCGAAATCAGCCTGCAGGTCGTTTAAACCGATGATCTGCACGCTAGACATATTTTTCTCCCACCTGCACCGACAGGTCGAGATACCCTTTCGCACGGTTCGGCAGCACTGCGACGATGTCGTAAATTTGATCGCCGTATCGAATCCGCATTTCACTATCGACATCGAGTCGGAACCGAATCCTCATGCTCGCGACGGCGGAGCTACGGACAGCCCCCGAGACGACGTACTCCTTCCCATTCAGAAATCGCACATTCGCCCAAACGCTTGCATGCACCACCCAGTCATTGGGCAAAGGCTCACCGTTCTCGTTTTCACCGCCTCCGCGCTTCTCAAGCGAAATCCTCTCTGTCAGATCGCCGGCTCTCAGCATGGTCAAACCCCGAGGCCCGTACGGTATGGGAACAGCAATGCCTTCGCCCCACTCGGAAGTTCCATGACGCTCGCGGACGTGCCCGCAACAACATCCTCGCGATAGGCGTATAGCTTGCCGATCGTCAGCAGAATTGCTGCGCGAATTACGTCATTAGCAACCACCGGATCGTCACCTGCGGTTTGTTCTGCTATCGCCGCCTGCATTTCTTCATTGTTCGCGTAGATCTTGCGGTCGATGTAGTCCGATGCAGACTGCGTCGCCGCGTTGACGTAGATCCCGATAAGGTCGTCTGCGACACCTTCTTCCTCCCGCAGGTGCGCGAGCGCCAACTCGAGCGAGACAATGGGCGTTTGGCCTTCCATCAATTACGCCCGCCCTTTGTTTTGCGGCGCAGCGGCCTTCTTGTTCGCAGGCGCCGGGGCCACGACCTTCGATTCCGACGGATCAGCGTCGCGAACAAGGCCATTTGCCCGCAGCTCGGCCGCACGTTGACGCGATACCGGGTATGGCGCGCTCGCCGGGTTCTTGTCTCCGTCCACGCCGCCGTATGTGCGTATGGGCTTCACCCACACTTGATTCGGGTTGTTCATCATCAGCACCGTGATAAAAAATGGCCACCCGAAGGCGGCCACTGTCTGTTGCGAAACACCGGTCAGTTGCCGGCTTTCTCCGCCAACGAACCGGTCACGAACGATTCCGGGCGGTAGACCGCGAGCGCCAGACGCTCCTCGGCACGGATCGACACCATGTTCTTTTCGAAATCATCGACGTTCTCGGTCGACAGCAGAACCTCGATCTCCATGCGATCGAAAATCTGCGCCGCCATCGAGAAGGCACCAACGAGGAATTCGTTCGCTGTCATGGCTTGCGTCTCGACGACCGGCAGATTCCACAGTCGCGGCGTCGTACCGTTGACCGGATTGCCGACGATATAGCGGCCCTGGGCGTCCTTCGTCAGCTCGATCGATGCCCAGTCGATGGGATTCAGGACGATCCCGGTCGCCGGAAATTCGGCGAGAACGGCCTGCAGAAGCGCCAGACGAATCTTGTCGATCGGCGTCGCATTCGTGAGCGTGATGGACGGCGCGAATGCCGACGCTTGCGGCAAGATGCCGAGGATGTTCGCTCCCGTGCCGTCCCCCTTGAGCAGTTGATTTTCCTCGGCGAGTTGGAGTCCATACCGGGCGCGGCCGTCGATGTACGACTGCAGCGCCGGCGCATCGTCGAGAATTTGGCGCGACGCCTTGAACAGATGCGCGATCGTGCGAACCGGCTGGTTCTTCAGGTTGAACGTCAGATCCGAAGTCGGCTTCTGCGCACTCTCGGCGACCGTCGCGGCGTTGTTCGTGAAGCCGGTTTCGACGGTGTACTCGATGCTGCTCGACGACGTTTGGCCGGGCATGAGCAGATTGCGAATCGTCATCTGCCGCTGCGGCGGAGCGACGATTCCGGCTTGACGGTCTGCCGCGACCAGTGAATTGCTGCCGCTGACGCCGGCACCGACCGTTGCCGGCACGTTCATGATGCTCTTGCGATCGACGCGAACGCGCACCGATTTGCGCGCGCTTCCGTCCATCCCCTTCATCTCCTCGGATTCGGTCACGAGTTGACCGAGCGTCTTCGGCACTTCGGGTTCGGCACTACCGCCGCTGCGAGCCAGCTTCTGCTCGGCCTCCAGCAGGCGTGCTTGAAGTTCACCTTGCTTGACCAAGAGCTCATCGACCGTGGCTTTCGTTTCTGCGCCCAGGTCCCCAGCCTTCTTCGCCTCAGCGAGCGCCTTCTCGCCGGCGGATTTCACTTCGTCGCCGATGCGCTTGAGTTCCTTCGTGACGGTTTCGAGCACTTGCTCCGGGTGCGAGTCGCCACCGCTCTTGCGGCCGAACTGTCGCGGTTCGTTCATGTGACTCATGTTCATTCCTTGAAAGTAAGAGATTTGAGGCCGTCGAGCAGCCGATTCACGTCGTTCACCACGTCACCAGACTCACTCTGGAGCAGATGTTTTAGTCCGCGATTTGCGATAACCGCGGCCATGGACTTCGAGAAGCCCGCCTCGCGCAGGAACCGCTCGAATTCCGGAAGCGATGGCAATCCGCCGTGCGCGATGATCGCTTTCACAGCGTCGATTCGCGCATTCGCGTTTGCTGGATTCGTAACGATGCTGATCTCGACCAGATCGACTTCGTTCAGCGTGCGAATCCCCGTTTTTTCGTTGTAATCCGACGAGAGCACGTAATAGCCGATCGACAGTCCCGTGATTGCCTTTGCCTTCATTCCGCGATACGCGATCCTTGCATTCGGCGCTTCATCGATCCACAGATCGCCATCCCCGTAGAGACCCTTGTCGTCCTCCTTGAGGCCAGCCCATGATCCGATCGGTGTATAGGAGTCGTGCTGCCACAGAACCGGCAACGCCCGGCCGCTCTTCCTGAGCGCATCGAGACTGTTTGAAAACGCCCCCGGCGCCACAACTTCCTTATAGCTGTCGACCACTCCGAATACCGACCCATATCCTGAAAACTGACCTGCGTCGTCGACTGACTTGACGTCGAGATCGAAGGCGCGGACCTTGTATCGGCCTTTACCGCTCTTGCGTTGCATGTGTTTTTTCCTCCTGGTAGAGCCACGCTTTCAAGGCGTCCTGCGCAGCCGTGGCCGTCGTGTACTCACCGAGCTTGTCGATTGGGAGCAATGCCGACTGAACCGTCAACACTGCTGCATTACCACCCATCGGCGGCAGATTTTCCTTCGCCCGACATTCGTCACGCGTCATCAGGCCGTTTTGGGTCATCGTTGAATAGAACGCCGCTCGGCCTGCACTATCGGCTCGCAACAGCCCTTCAACGGAGAACTCCGCATAAAACTGATCACGCTCTCCCGGCTTCAGCAGCGATCGTCGCGCTGCCTGTTCAATCCGCGTCAACCATGGCCGCAGGGTGAATGTCAAGAAGCCGAGCGTCTGTTGTTCGATCCCAGTTCCCCAGCTTGTCGATTTCTCGCTGTGGCCAACCATAAACGGCGGAACGCGATACCAACGGCAGATCTCTTCGATGTTGAATGCCCGCGTCTCCAGCAATTGGACATCGCCGGGATTCATGGTGATGGCCTGGTATTTCATCCCGGCTTCCAGCACCATCGTTTTCCCGGCCTGCATCGCGCCGCCAAACTGCTCCGCTAGATCCGTTCGGATCTCCGCACGTTTTTCTTTCTGGAGAATCTGGTCGGTCGAGAGCACACCTGACGGTCGCAACCCATTCCGAAAGACGCTCGCGCTCGTCTTATTCGCGGCCGTTGAATTCCCAAGAACCTCACGTGCGTATTGAATCGGCGTAAGCCCCATCAAGCCATCGAGACTGAACCCTCGAACGTGAAACACATCGTCCTCGGCAAGCGTGCTGACAGTTCCATCGACGTTGCGATAGGTGTATTGCAACGCTCCACTTGTGAGGCGTTTCACGGTCGTACGCTGTGGCAGCATCAGTTCAAGGCCGATGAGCACACTCGCCGATCGGAGCTTTCTCGCGTACCCATTCCCCCATAGCAGCATGCTCGCGACGATCACTTCCCAGAACTCGGCCGCCGTGTTCTCTGCGTTTGGCTGAGAATGGATGACCGTGTACAGTCGGTGTTGCTTCGCGAGAACACGCGTTCCGTCTGGCTTGGTCTGATAGAGATTCAACGGAAGAGTCGCGATAGTTTCCGCGATCAGACGGACACACGACCACACCGCAGATAGCTGAAGTGCCGAATCGGCCGTCACCGTCTCCCCGCTCGATGACCCCATACCGCCCCACGCGGACCAGAAGCTTCCGTCGGTCAGCGAAATGGGCACGCCAAGCCATTTCAAGAAGCTTGACTTGATGCGCCCCAGCGCCCTTTGTTTGCCTTGCTTCATACGATGATCGGACTCGAGAAGAACTCGTCGATTGAGCCAGCATGACTTTCAAGCATGGCGCGGCCTATCGCCATGATTAGTGCGACAGCACCGTCAATCTTGTTGTCGTTGCCTTGCTTGATCGGACGCACCACGTCGTCGTTGCCCGGCAGGTTCTTGCCGATGACGTTGCCGATACACCACGTCATGATCGGATTACCGTCGTGATGGAATCGGCCCGCCGTAATCGCCGCCTCAAGCTCCTTCATTGGGTCCGACATGTTCGTGTAGTTCTGCACGATCGTGACTGGCGTCAGCCCTTCGTCCTCGAGCTGATGGGCCAGATTCGTCGCGCCATGCGGATCGAGCGGAGTACATTGCACCGGGCACAACCGGTTCGCATCCTTCGCCTCCTCGAGAATGTCGCGATAGTCGATCTCCGCGCCGTCCGTTTCGAGCAGAACGCCCTGATTGACCCATGCCTGATATCGCTCCGCCATACGGCGGTTTTCGGTATTGCGCACAGTGTCTTCGGGCACCCAGAACCGCGGCGCAACGCAGAAGTAGTGCCGCCGCCCATCGATGTCGCGCCAGAAAAGCCGAGCCATGCTGTTCAGGTCGAGTTTGCGCGCCATGTCGAGCGCGAGCACGCAATCTTGCCCCTCGAACTGCTCGAGGGTCAGCGATCGGTTTTCGCATGCTTTCCAGTCTTCGAGGTTGAAATAGCCAGCCTTGGCCGACGTCCAGACGTTTAAATGCTTCGTCTTAAACGTGTTTGTGAAGCGTGCAGACTTGATTGCGCGCTGTTGCTGGCTTTCGAGATACTCCTGATAGACCGAGATCCCGATGTTCGGATTGGCTTTCGCCAGCACGCGCGGATCGGTCCAATCGTCCCCTTCGTCGATGGTCCAAATCCAGCCGAAAAGCTCGTCGTCGGGCACCGTCCCTTCGAGCATTTCGATCACCTGCCTGCGCTTGTCGAAGCACGGCCCCTCGATGTTCGCGCCCGCAGTCGTGATGATGAACATGAGCGGCTGTCGACGCGCGCCCATGCCAGTCAGCATCGTTTCGTACAATGCCGCGCTGTCGTGCTCGTGATACTCGTCTACGATCGCACACGACGGCGACGCGCCATCGCCCGGGTTGCCGATGATCGGCTCAAACCGGCTGCCGTCGGCTGGCTTGTTCATGTTCGAGGCATTCACCTCGATTCCAGCCGACTCAATCAGCATGGGCGAACGCTTGACCATCAGCTGTGCCGGACGAAATACCTCCCACGCCTGCTTTTCGGTCGTCGCGCCCGCATATACCTCCGCACCGAACTCGTCGTCGAGGACGAACATACCGATGCCAACGCCCGCGGCAATCACCGATTTGCCGTTCTTTCTCGGGACCTCCCAGTAGCTTTCTCGAAACCGGCGCTTGCCGGTGCGCTTATTAAGCCATCCGAACGTCGCCATCAGGCCGAACTTCTGCCACGGCTCTAGCGTTACCAGTTGCCCCTTGAACGCCCACTCGCCCTTCGTGTGCGGCAGCAGCTCAATGAGTGCGAGCTTCCGCTCGGCCACCTCCGGATCGAACTTCCAGCGGAAGTCCTTCTTTCGGCTCGCAGCAAGGTCGTCAAGGTGGCGCTTGCAAGCGAGTTGCACATACCGACAAGCGGAGCGCTTGCCACGAACGACTTCTCGCGCGAACTTGAGCCCCTGCTCTACGCGCGGGAAATTCGTCGCCATGTCTTCCAATCATTTGCCGAGCAGCTTCGCGAAAGGGTTGTCCGTTGTTTTCGGCTTTGCGCCGACCAGGCGCTGCCGGCTCGCCGGGTCGAGCCCCAGCATTGCGCCGAAACTCGCCATTTGCGCCGCCGCTTCCTTCACAACGGTCGCAGCTGGATTCTTCATCGGACTGCCTTGCGAGCTGTCGACGACAGGGCCGTTGCGAGTCAAATCGTCCTGGGCGGTCCTCCAGTTGCCGTAGGCCGCACAGAAGATTTCTACATTGTGCAGGTCGGTCACTTGCAAGATGTTTTGTCCACAAAGCAGCGGCACAACGCGCTCCCACATGCCCCGCGCCTCGCCGACAATCCAGTCCGGCGGCTCGATGTTCGTGACCAAGCCGAAGTCTGGCTCGTCCTTATTCAGCGCGCGTTTACCGGGATTTCCCGCAGCGATTTTCCGTGCCGTCGGCTTGGGTTTTCTGCCCCGGCCCGGCACTGTCGCGATACCTCCCACTGGCAAACTCCTGAATTTTTAATTTCGCGGGCGTGAAAATTCGATGAAGCGGGCGGTCCCGAAGGCAGCGCCTTCCAGACTTTTTCTCCCCCCTCCCCGCCCGGCGCATCCGCCGGGCGGGCAACGACGGGCGGGCCACCACCACGTCACCGCAACCGCTCGCGCGCCGTCTTCGCCGCGTGACAGTCACGGCAGATCGCTTGCAGGTTCTCGTCGTGGTCGGTGCCACCCCGCGCCTTCGAAATAACGTGGTCAACCGCAGTGGCGACAGTCACGCGCCCTGCTTGCAAACAGGGCTGACAGAGGCCGCTGTCGCGGCGCAAGATGCGCTGCCTGATCTTGTCCCACGCGGTTCCGTATCCTCGCGCATGACGATTGCCGCGCACCGCGTCGGACTTCCACTTGACGGCCTCGTGCGCATGTTGATCGCAGTGCGACTTACCATCCGCGACGAGCGCACCGCACCCCCGGTGCTTGCACGGCTTCATCGGGCGTCGTGCCATCTCTACAAATCCGCTAACTTTGTTTGCATATTTGTTAGCAATGTGCTAACATACGTTCATGCACTCAATCGAATTCACCAAACAAGCCGCCCAAGCCCTCAAGGCAATGCCGCGCAACATTTCGGCGACGATTCGGGCAAAGATCGATGCACTGGCAGTTGACCCCTACGCACCGAATCCGAACGCGAAAAAGTTGGCGGGCCAGCCCGGCTACCGGCTCCGAGTTGGCGATTGGCGTGTGTTGTACGAAATCGAAGATGGCCGCGTCGTGATCGTTGTGCTGGCCGTCAAACCCCGTGGAGGTGCCTACAAATGACCGAAGTCCAATTTATCGAGCAGGACGGCCACCGGGCCTTTGCCGTGGTCCCTATCGAACTTTGGGACCGCGTGAAGGACCTGATTGAAGATCTCGAAGATGACGCGCTGTTCGCCCAAGCCAAAGCGAGCGATGACGGCCACCGGATTCCGGCCGCTGTCCTTGATGCCGAACTGGCCGGCGATCATCCCGTTCGTGCGTGGCGCACGCATCGGCGCATGACCCAAGATGCGCTCGCCGCAGCAGCAGGAATTAGTAAGCCGTATCTCAGCCAAATTGAGACGCGGCAGCGCGTTGGCACGAGAGATGTCCTGGCGAAAATTGCCAGCGTCCTTACTGTGCCTCTCGACGCCCTTATCGAGCTGCCGCCGACATACAACGCCCCGTGACCGCCATTCCAAATGAAAAAGCCCCGCTCGGCAAACCGGCGGGGCTTCTCGCATGCAACTTGTGCAGCATGACGAAAATCATATGCTACTGTAACAGCGGCGTCAAGTAGGTAAGTGGCAGGCTCGAGCGGTTCAGCGGAGAACGGCGAACGCGAAGGTCAGTAACGAAAAGAAGAACCTCAATCGGCTGGCCGGCGAGTTTCTGGTCGCCTCACGTCTGACTCAGCGTGGCTACATGGTGGCGCTGCAATGGGGCACGACTATCGGCTATGACGTTCTCGTGTTCGACAAACAGATAGGTGTCGCGATAGGGAGCGCGTCCGCGCCCGACGCCGCGAGGCTCCAATGTCGGCGATCGTCGAATACGGCGCCGAGCAAATTCCGAGTGCCCACGCCGAATGTCTACTCCACCCGAATTTGGAAGACCGCTCAGGGTCGGCTACGGCCGATCGCGTCAGGCGGCAGTCGGCCAGAAGGCGTCGGTCGTGAACGGCTGCTCCCGGGCGGCGACACGCTCGCGATATACTGGAAAATGTCTGACACGGTCACAAATTCGCGTTTGCGGTGACTTCATGCGGTCAGGAAACGCCAATTTCCGGCTCCGACGATCTACCGACAATCAGCGCGTGACAATGGCTTTCGAATCCTTCAACCACCTTAGGCGCGATTTACGACTTGACCCGAAAGACTGGGTCAACGCGGAGCATGCCAGATTCCTGAAGCAAGGAGGGATTGGGCGAACGCCACAAAACGTGGGCTACTGCCCTGAATGGCTACTCCGGCAGTCGTTTGTATGCCCCAACGGCCACACCTTCGTCCCGGACCGGCTTGCCAAGCGTCCGCCACTAATGCCCTTCATGTCGGAAGGCAAGCTCTTCCGCCCGGGAGCGGGAGAAGTGGCATGTCCGCGTTGCGCGACTCGCTTCGAGGTCGGACTTCCAAGCGTCCCCAAGAAAGATGACGTTTCACTCTACGGCGATGAAGCCATGCGCGACATTGTCACCCCAGGCTGCGACAACCGCTACTGCGTGACCTACACCCTGATTTCGAGGCCACGGGTCGCCGCCGAGGATAAGGAGTTGCTGGCCGCGTACCGAGCACTGAAGAAAGCCCGCCTGGGCGCGGATACCGTCGTCCATTGCAAGGCGCTCTTTCATGATGGACGCAGGAGTGCGGCGAGACTGCCGACAGAGCAAGTGTCCGTGTTCCTGGGTGACGTAGCGGACCTCCTCGCAAGCTGGGCCGGTAGGCTGGTCATCTTGAACTGCGCAGGGGTGGTCTTCAAGCCGCAGGCGTTTAATAAAAAAGAGCAAGCCGCTTGCAAAGCTCGGGGGTTCGGGCCGCTTGTCCAGTTCGCCATCGAGCAGATGACCAAGCAGGGCCTCTGCCCGCATTTCTACTTCGAGCGCACCAACGATGATGGCTGGGCCAAGGACTTGTTCGCGGGCGGCAGGCTCACACTCATGTGGCCCTTCATCACTAACACGCTACCCGTGAAGTCGCCCGAGTTCGTGCTGCCGACCGCCAGCGAGTACCTGGAGTTTGCGGACATCGTCAGCTTTGCCGTGGCGGACAACATTGCTCGGCGAGCCAAGGAACGAGATGGAAACGGCGCACCTGCTCGCCCGAGGATCGACCTCGCTCGATTCGGCACCGTCCACTATCAGGGGTTTATGGAGAACGGCGACGCCATCTCCAAGAGCAGCGTCGGCTACCCGTGGCAGGACTTCTATCGCGGGACCGCCTGGGCTTGATCGGCCTAGCGTCCGCTTCCGGGCACCGAATTTTGTGACGTCAATGACCATACTGGGTCGACTTATGCCAAACGCATCGGACAGGACCCGGCAACCGGAGTCGTCTTGTGCATGCTTTCGCCCGTATGGTCGTCCTGGTCGCTCGCCCGTCAGTCATCCTCTGTGGCAGCAGGAATGACCGTCGCCAGTTCATCCTCAACATCTAGACCGTGCTTGGTGGCGAGCACCGCAATGTGGACGCCGAAAACCCCGCGTAGCTCGCCGACCGCGCCGTTAAATATCCAACTGGCGTAGTGTCCGCGTTGCGCGCCGTAGATGATGGGCGCGCGATCGTCGGCATCAACTGTCGTTAGGAACTTCCGGCAGGCGGCGCGCATCGCCCGGAGACTAGCGGCAATGTCAGAGGCGGCGTCGAGCCTGCCCAGTTCGGAAGTTAGAAACTCTCGAATACGCAGCACCGATTCCACACAGTGCAACGGCACTTCCATCTGCGATGGCGAGTACAACACGCGCCGATCTTCCAGGAATGTCAGGACGCGGCGAGCTACTGCTCGCTCGGCCTCGCTGGGATTCCACTGGATGCCAAACACCGGCACGCTGAACCCGGTGATGCGCGAAACGATTTCCATGAACCGCATGGTCGCCCCCAAAGTCGTCACCTACCGCGTTATTTGCAAATCGTACGTACTTCCGTTGTCGGTTAGGCACACGCCCGTGCCCTGTTGCGTCCACCCGCTGAAGTTGAATACGCATCGCAGATTGTGCTGGCCATCAGTGGACTGCGCGAGGACGTTGCCGTTACCAACAGCGCTCACGCCGACGGCACTACCGGTCGCCACTTGTCCACCTCCAAAGGCCGTCCCGAGGGAGAACCCGCCTCCCTGCACATAGACATAGTGGCCAAAGTAGGTTTCGCCGTCCAAGGTAACGGAAACGGACTTGTCTATCTGCTTGGCCGTGCCATGTGCCATCGGCCCCGCTCCGCGCGGCATCAACGATAGGTCGTAGGTGGCACACCCCTGCAAGACCAGCACTGCCGCGCAGCATACAACTAGCTTTCTCATTTTGATCCCCATGCTCTTTTTCTTGGTTGTGGACAACACTATAGAGCGTCGAGGACCATACGGCGACAATGGCCGAGTTGTTACGCGCGAGTGGCCTTGCCGAGCAACTGTTCGACTCTGATACCAGCCGCTGCACCCCCGGCGATTCGAACGGCGGTAACGGTCACGACAAGATGCGATACTCTAGGCGCTGACCGCCACGATTAACCTGCTGCGCGGCACCGGCACGGCAACATCGCATCAGATGTCCACCGAAAGCGCCTATCATGCGGATTCGGCTGCGCAGCTTATTAGCCCCGTCTCTTCGAAGTATGGCGTAAGCCGCCCCACCGCTAACGCCTCGACTTCTCGCAAGCGCTGCTCGATCTTTTCATACGCGCGCTTGTATGTCATATGGCTCGCGCCGAAACTGCGTTCGAGATCGCGGAAGCTGATGGTCGCGCGTGCGTGGTTCGCATACAGCCGAGCGAGCAAACAGTCGAGCGCAAGATTCGATATTCCCGGAAACGATGGTTCCAGCCAACGCGACAGGCTCTGGATCGCTTCGGCGCGCTCGGAGAGGAAGTAGTAGCGCTTCACGCCATCAGCGTCCCGCGTGTCCCCCATTTGACCAAAGCGCGCGATCACCGCCCATCGCTCGACGTCCATCAGCTTCGTGCGGACCGCACTCGCCACGGCAGCACACTGTGCCCGCACTTCCGCCGCGTCGAGCCCGCTGAAGTTCACTGTAGAGTCAGCGGCCGATCCGGTCAATTGCCCGAGCCATTTGCGCTGTTCCTCGGACAGCTCGGGCTCGAGCTCCATTGCCCGAATAAGCGCCGTTCGAAGCACGTTCTTCGCGCGTGGCTCGCTCGCCAGAATCATGAACGACACGTGCAGCGCTTGGCGAGTGCTATCGAAAATGAAATCCATCTGTTGTCTCATGGAAGAACGCGGAACGGGGTGCCCCAGTACACCAGCCAGTTGATCAGCACGGTCCGTATCTCCTCGCTTCGAGGAAACCGCATTTCGATTTGGCCGTCGTCGAGCTCGACACCCTCGAGCGGACAGCCGGGGAATGCAATGAACCTGTTCCCGGTAAGCGCTTCACTTCTCCGTATCGCCATCTTTGCCACCGGTTCCACGATGTCGCTCATATTGAAGTAGAGATGAGCGCTCAAGACATCCCCCGCACGTCCCATGCGCTATCTCCGCTCTCGATGAATGCGCCGAGCACGCCCGAATGCCTATTGCGATGCACGTATGCCTTCGTCCGGAAAACGCCCAGCTCCACCCAACGGCCATCGCACTCCGGGATGCGCGATCGGTGCATTTCGGGAATAAACGCATCCACCTCGACGGCCGCGACCAACTGGCGCTTAACGGTGGCGATTCGAGCGATTCGAAATACTGTCGCGTCGATCTCGCGCTTCCGCTCACAGACGATAATTCCGCCACGTCCGCGATGTCTCGGCACGCTATACGAACCGTCCGGAATCTCAACCCACATCCTCACTGGCAATTTGCTTCTCCCATCTTTCGAGCCCGTACCGGCTCCCATTCCTCATATGCCCGATCCCACACATCGAACTTGGCCTGCTTCGGCGTGCCGACCCGGTTCTGATCGATCCACGCGTGACACGCGACGCAACCGGGAACCGTAAATTCGTTTCTCGCCTTCATCGCCCCGGCCTTCCCGTGGCGCGATTGGTTCGAGTGGCACGGCACAACGGTTTCGTCGAGCGGGTTAAGACGGCACACACCCGGCACACGCAGAAAGCACGGTTCGCCGCGGCACGCCGCCAAATACTTCGAACCCTCGGCGACGGTCGGCCGCTTGATCCGCTTCACGATCGCCTTCTGACGCTTCAGCGTCGCCGTTCGCGTCAGGCTGCTGAACGGCGAATGCGGCTTTCGTTTGAATCCCGTTCGCTTCATTGGCGCCGATCGCGTTGCGCAACGACTGCGCAGGAACGAATCATCCGGTCCATGGCGAATGCCGCGTGCGCGATCGCCGCGTTACGTTCTCGATGCTGTTCGGCTGCTCGCTTCAAGAGCCTCTCTTGCGGCGACTCAGTCGGCGGCGGAAGTTCCTTGAGCAAGCAGCGGTACGTCGTGGGGCGCGAGCCTTCGATGCGCTCAACATACTTTTTGCCGAGAAGGTTTCGTATGCGCCCCTTCACCGTATCAGTCGTCATCGACGCTTCGTATCCGATCTGCTCAATCGTCAGCCCGCGGCGGCCGGCCTTCCGCTTCAAGCAATCGCAGATCAGCCAGTTCCCCGTGCTCAAGCTCACCGCCTTCTTCATTCGACCTCCTGAATCGTGATGCCGTGCTCTCGGAGCATCAGCTTTCGTTTAATGACGTAGTCCTTGTTCTTCCGTGTCACCGCTGATTTCACGTCCTCGACCACAAGCTCACCCACCGAATTGCGATAGGTGAAGTCGGCAACGTACTCGACCGCTCGCTCGATCGAACCGTCGGAACGCCGCTGACGCGCGATCAGCTCAAACGCCACTTGACGCCGAAGACCGCTGATCAGCCCGACGTCTTGTTGCTTGATCAACTCGAACCATCGCGACCGCTCGCGCTTGCTGTCGAACCTGATGCCGTCGTGCTCGCACTTCGTGTTGCGGTACTTCGAGCGCTTCGCCGTCATTACCGGCGTGAAGAGTGGCCGGTCGAGGTCGCCGGATGCGATTTCGTCGAATTCGGAGTTCGGCTGCTTGCCCGTGCGGCGCGCCAGCTCGCGCTCGGCGAAGCTGCGACCGATAGTTCGGTCGTCGCGCACGCGTGCCGTGCCAACCATCGCCGTACCCTCGGGAACAACGAGCGGCCATGAAGCGCGCTTCGTCACGTCGCCTCCTGATCGCGCGGGATGTCGTTGAAGTACCGGTACAACTGCTCGTAGGTCTCATTCCCGAAGCGGGCAGCCTCGCGCAGCATTTCCTCCATCGCCTCGCCTGGGCCGGCCGCCTTGACGACGCGCGCCTTGAAACGCATGAACACTTCGCCCTCGCGCTGCTCGATGCCGAGTTGCTTACCGCGGTCAGTGACACCTTGCGCGCTCTTGTGCCAGTCGGAAGGAACGTCCTGCCCGCTCGTCGCCGCGCCGTCCGGCTTTACCGGGAACAGCCCCGTCCAGCCGCGCAATACCGCTTCGTCGATGCAGTCCGCCGGGGCATGCCCAAGCTCTCTCAGCTTCTCGAGGCGGCGCAGCGACACCTTCGCCGCCGGGCGTGTCCACGGCGCCGACTTCTCCGCCGCTTTCGCCTCGCGGTGCTCGCACCAGTCGAGCCACGCGTCGACGGGCAACCAGTCGGGCAGCTCGATTGATCGCAGTTCGCCATGCAGCGCAACTCGCGGCGCACGCCGCGCGGGTTGATGGTTCTCTGATGGTTCTATGACGGTTCCTGATGATTCGGGTGCAAAAGCTTTGCACCCTTTAGTGCTGTGATTTGCACCCTTTATGTCGCCAGTTGCACCCTTTACGTCGTCGTTTGCACCCTTTCCATTGGGTGCATTTTTTGCACCCTTTGAACCCGACGAAATGGGCGCAAGTTCTGCACCGTTTATCCAGTCCGAATTGATTCGGTATTCGCGCGTATTCCCACGCCCGCCCTTCGACTCGCTCACGAGAATTAGCCAGCCCGACTGCTGCATCCGGCGAAGCTGGTACTGCACTGCACGCGGCGATTGGCGCGTCTTCGCAGCCAACTTGTCGACGCTCGGATAGATGTGCGTCCCGTCGTCGTGCGAATGGTCCGCGAGTGCCAGCGCGAGAATCATCTCGCCGCCGCCTTCCGGATAGCGCTCGAACACCGCGTTCATAACCTTGACGCTCATAGGCTCCTCAGTGCCCGCACGGCAACGCGCCGTCAGCGTCAGTCTTTGCGCCACATGACAGACACGTACGCGTGGCCGCTGCGCGAGCTGTCACCGCAACGGGCGTCACTTCGCCAGCGCGCGCCGGAACGGGCTCTTTGATGTCGGTCGGAGTCAAGACGCTCTCCCGAGAGTCAAGCGATAGGCGCTCGGGTGACCGGGCCGGCGCGTAATGCGCAGCGCACCGGCCTCCTCCAACGTGCGAAGGGTCGACGACACAGTCACGCGCGTCACGCTCGCGAATTCCGCAATGGCGTCGATCGACGGATCGCAATTCCCCTGCTCGTCGGCCAACCGCGCCAGAAAGATCAGGATCACCTTGGCCGTCGGCGGGAACTGCTCGCGCATAGCGCGGTTGAGGTGTTCGAAACTCATTCGGCGGCCTCCTGTGCGCTTTCCGCGTCGTCAATACCGAGCACCCATCGCAGCGCCGCCAAGCGCTCGCCTGTCGCCTCCGCGAGCGCCGCCTCGATCTGCTTACGCGGACGTACGCGTGCCGCCGTACCGCCGAGCACGGCCTTCTGCGCACGCGAGCGCGCGTGCCCTTCCTTGCCGTCAGCGGCATCGATCAACGCCTGAACCTTCGCGCGTTGCTCGTCGGGCGACAGCTTCGCAAGCTTCAGCGCGTGCGACACAGTGATCTGTTCCGCCTCAACAGCGTCACGCACCGCCATGCAGCAGTCGAGCAGCTTCAAAGCAGAGCGCACGGTCGGCACCTCGACACCGAACGCGACGGCGATAGCATCCTCGGTGTGGCCGACGTCGAGCATGCGAGCCATCTTCTCGGCCCGGTTGATCGGCGAGTCTTCTTCGCGGATCTCGTTCGTGCTGACCATCATTCCGACGAACGACTTGTCGCTGTCGCGCATAACGCGCTTTGGGATCGCTGGAATCGTGATCGGCTCTTCGCCCGCATCGATCAGTTGACGGTTCAGCTCGCGCGCGTTAATCACTCGGCGACGGCCGTCGATCACGAGGTTCTCGCCCGTCTCCGGGTCTTTGTAGAAGAGCACCGGCTCAAGCACGCCCTGCGCGCGGTAGTTCCGAACCGTCTTCGGGTTCGGCGCCTGATGTACGCGCCGGTCGTACAGCGGGTGCTTCGGGTCCGTGACGAGCGTCAGCTTGTCGGGGTCCATCGAAAGGACGTTGCCCTTGCCCGACGCCCCATAGACGTCGATTGAGTTTTTGGCCATCAGTGGCTCCTATTGAGATAGTTTGTGAATGGAGCTATTCGCAAAGCCCGTATGCGGACGAGCACGTCGTCGCAGGTTCTGCGTCCGCGAGAAGGTCGTATTGCCGACCGCCACGAGTCGTCTTCGACCACTCGACGACTTGCCAGATGTTTCCTCGCTCCCGCGCCGTGTCCGTCTCGCCTGGGGCCGGGAAGAAGGTGGAGTTGCCACGCTTCGACGCATCCGAAACGATGCCTTCCCACTCGGCGATCATCTCGATGTGGTCGCGGTCACGCATATCCCATTGCCGGATCTCGTCTTTACCAGCATTGATGCAGAGGCAACCGACGCGCTTGCGGCCTTGCAGGTAGAGCGGGTTCGGTCTGATACCGGCTACGCGGTGCGCTTCGAATATGGATTCGGCCGTCCAGCGCAATACCGGCCGATAGATGAACAGCCCCCCGCCGACCTCTTCAAACGATCGGACGCATGCCCCTGTGCCCTGCAGGCGGTTGCGGCGCGCCTCGCTCTCCTCGATGCGGACACCTTGCCAAGACCACACAGCAACACCCGCCTCATCGATCAGGTTCAGCGCGTACTCATTCAGAGGCTCAGTCTTGAGGAAGTACGTGCAGAACTGAGCCATGCGGCTCGGGAAGCGCCCCTTGATGATGCAAAGGTCGAGGAAGGGGATGCCGGTCGGCCCACGCTCGAACACGGCTAAGGCGCGCAGGACGACGTTCTCAGGAACACCCTTCTCCGGCCACTTGTCGCGAACGTAGTCGCGCCGATGCCACCACTCGGGAGTGAAGTCACGCTTGAGACGCGCCACCGGGATCGACAGGACGTCTTCCAGATAGTCGACATACTCGTAGGTAAGACGGTGCTCGTTGCCCGTATCCGCCATTGCGACACGGACGTTCTCGTGTCCGTGCAGCTCGAGCGCGACGAGCAGCGTCGCGGTACTGTCCTTGCCGCCGGACAGAGAAACGACGTGGAGGGTTGGGCGCTCGCTCACATGACCTCCAAAACGAATCCCGGCTGCCGCAGACGATCGCGCTGCAGCGGCTCATAGTCCGGGTTGAGTTCGCAGCCGATGAAACGGCGGCCGAGGCGCTGCGCTACTTGTCCGGTCGTGCCGCTGCCGAAGAACGGATCGAACACGACGTCGCCCGGCCGACTGCCGGCGAGCACGCAAGGTTCGACGAGCGCCTCGGGGAAAGTTGCAAAGTGGGCGCCGTCGAACGACTGCGTCGGGATCGTCCAGACGCTCCGGCGATTTCGACTCGTGACAACGTCGGTGACGGCTGCCGAGAACGATTCGTTTTGCTTCTGCCGCTTTGCACGAGCGCCGCGGTTGTGCTCGACAGTCGAATGTGCGCCCGGTCCCGTCTGCCAACCGGCGACCGCTACAGCTTTCGGATTGACGCCCGCGGCGCGCTGCCGCTCGGCGTACGCGACGAGTCCGCTTTTCGTGCGGTGATGCTCGTCGCCCGCCGCAAATGCATTTGTGGCCTTGTGTGACCGATTGCCGGGCGAACGTGCATGAGCACCACCGCTCACAGGCTCCTGCATCGCGTGGAAGTCGTAGTAGTAGCGCTCGCTCTTCGAAAGCAGAAACAGATATTCGTGTGCCTTAGTGCAGCGGTCGCGCACGCTCTCGGGCATCGGGTTCGGCTTGTGCCAGATGATGTCCTGTCGGAGATACCAGCGGGCATCCTGCAATGCAAACGCAAGACGCCACGGCTGGCCCATCAGATCCTTGACCTTCAGACCGTCGATGCCCGCTTTCCTGTTGCTCAGGCAGATGTTCTCCTTAGCGCGAGCGCGCCCGGCAAACGTCTCACCGCGCATCGGCGTCTGTCCGCCCGATGAGGCATAGGCATCGCCCATGTTCAGCCAGAGCGTCCCGTCGTCCACGAGCAGTTGGCGGCAGAGCTCGAACACGCCGACGAGCGTGTCGATGAACTCGCGCAGTGTCGGCTCGCTGCCGATCTCCCTGCCCTTGTCGGGATGTCCGTCAGGCAGATACGAGCGAAGGCCCCAGTACGGCGGCGACGTCACGATCGTCTGCACACGCACGCCGTCGGCGATCATCGCGCGCATCAGGTCACGGCAGTCTCCGCGGTGGGATTGATCGAGCCAGTTCATCCGATCACTCCTCGGCACGCTTCGATCCACGCAACCGCCGCTTCCGCGTTGATCGCGTTGCCGTACCCTCGGAGTCGGCCTTGGCGGCTGCCTTGGTCTTTCCGTGGACGAAGCGCGGCGAGGCGCTCTTGATCGGCGCGCACTCGTCCCATGCGACCGGCAGCCCCATCAACCAGCGGGAATGTGCCGGGTTCAACTGGCCTCCACTTTCCATCCCGGCAGAGTAGCCAGTCAGCAGCTCTCCAGAAGCCGTTAGTCGGGCCGGCTGGCTCGATTCGCTCGAAGCCGTTAGGCAGGCCATCGCCGCCAGATCGGGGCCGTGTGATCGCATCGCCTCGCGAATGCCGCCTTCCGTCGAGCGGACGCCTTTGTCTGCGAGCGCCGCCGTCGGCGTCGGCCAGCCCGCGAGCACTGCCGCATGATTCAATGTGACGTTCGATGTCGTGAAATTCGGCGACGGCTTTCTCAATGCGTCCGAACTCGTTGTGGTCGGCCAGCCGGCCAGCCACGCCACCCGACCGAGCAGAGCGTTCAGCGGCACGTTCGCGCATTCCGCGCCGTCCTTGTGATCGCGCGTGGTTGGCGTAGGCCATCCAGTACGCCCGGTCGCGGATGTGCGGAGCACCGACGCCCGCAGACGGAAACGGGACACACCCATAGGCGTAGTCCAGCGCTTCCACGTCAGCTTGAACAAGGTCGATCCAAGGGTCGACAGCCGAGCTCGCAACCTGCTCTCCAAAGACGATTGCAGGGCGGCGCTCGCCGATGAGCCAGTACCACGCAGGCCACAGGTGCCGCTCATCATCAAACCCAAGTCCTTTGCCTGCCGCGGAGAAAGGTTGGCACGGACAGGAACCCGTCCAAACAGGTCGATCGTCGGGCCATCCGGCGCGACGAAGCGCGTAGGACCAGACGCCGACGCCTGCGAAGAAATGGCACTGGGCGTATGGACGAAGGTCGTCGGGATGCACGTCGCGGATGTCGCGTTCGTCGACGTCACCGGGCGCGATGTGGCCTGCCGCAACGAGGTTGCGCAGCCACTCCGCGGCGACTTGATCGTGCTCGTTGTAGTAGGCGACACTCAAGCGCTCCCCACTACTCGGCCATGCCGCGCAGCCGCGCGGAGATATCGAGAAGCACCTGCGCATGCTTGAAGATTCGGTGATCCACGCGCTCGATCTCGTGCCGCTCGACACGGCCGTCTTCGAGCGTCTTCACGATCTCCTGCCCGACGTCGCCGTGCGTCGACCACGCCTTGCCCATCAGCTCGACGATCGCGGCGTCGCAGCAGTCAACGGCGCTCGGCAATTTCACGAGCGCGTAGCCACGCTCGCCAGCCCACGCTTCGAGCATCCGATCGTCGTTGGTCACGTCCGTCGCGCGAACCGCGTCAGCAAGCCCGAGGTGATGCGTAGCGTTGTTCGGGTTCACCTTGTTCCGCAGCACCGCCGCCGACATACCGAGACGCGGCGCGAGCGACTCACTGCCGCCCGGGTAATCGTGAACAACCGCGTATGCGGCGTCGATGATGTTCATTCAATCCTCATCTGAACGTTGTTTGTCGCGGTAAGGACTACTAAAGTGTGTCCCTATGGTGCGAACGAAAATTCAATTTCCTCAACCGCGCCATGCAGGCGCGATCTACTGCATTGGGCGAGGGTCCCGAGCTTTCGTCTTAGAATTGGCAGCTCTCACACAACCATTTCCATACGGGGACCCCCATGAAGGATCTAAAAGACGTGGCTGACCGGATCTGCGAACTGAAGGGCGAAAACATGGCGCTTCTTGCAGTCGTTGACGCTCTACTTCGGTCGATGTCCAAAGATCAACTCAATCGGTTCATCACGGAGCACACTCAAGCACTTGAGGTGGCTCGTGTGACATTGCTCAACAGCGAACGGGCCGGCGATGGCGTCCTGTCGTCGTTTGAACGGTATTCCGAAGGCTTCTCCAACTTGGCCCAGTCGATCCGATAGCTGCCTCGTAGTAACGGACCGCGGCTTTCTGGCGCTCAGTCCGCAAGTTGAGCGCCGGCCGAATCAGCCACAGGACGAAACGCGCGTACATGCGCTTCATGAAGTCTCCCTCTGTTGGGTACGCGCGTTGGCACTCTGGACACACCGGACCTCGACGCCATCGATCAAGACGCGCCCCGTTCCAATGGGACTTGCCTCGATCGTCACAGCGCACTTGTCGTTAGCATTTGTCACGTTGACTCCTTCCGCTGGCCCGTAAGGGACAGCATGCCCAATAGGATATCGTTAACCCAAACAAGATAAAATAACTGAAAGCGATTTCGCCCCTTACTTCATTGAACCCGAGGGCGTCATCCCGCGAGCTCCTTCTGCTCCCGCAAGCTCTCGTCGCCGCGCAGCATCAGTTGGCGCAAGACGACCCAACCTTGGTAGTCCGGCCGGAGCGTTTCGCACACGACGCGCGGATCATCAACGGCGCGCTCAACAAATGGACAAGCTTCGATCGGCGCACGGCGGTCCCGCTTAATCCAATTACTTGCAGCTTGGGGGGATACGCCGACCCTCCTCGCAAAGTCGGCTTGCGAGTCGCAAAGGCTGACTGCGAGGCACAACGTTTCGAATGGTGAGAGTTGCGACGGAGTGTTCATGCGCGAACGATAAACCATAGTTTATCGTCAGTCAACTCTCGTTTATTGATCGAATATACAATTGTTTATAGAGTCCGGCTCATGGCACTCGGAAAGAACGTCGCACGACTACGCACCCTGACGGGCGAAACCCGTCCGGACCTTGCGCGCGCTATCGGCATCGAATCACAGCAGCCGATCTATGCGCTGGAAAAGCGCGACAGTAGCCGGTCGGATCTTGCGCCACAGCTAGCAAAACACTTCCGGGTTGATTTGAACGTGTTGCTTGAGGACGATTTGTCGCGCCTCGACAGCGCGGGACTTGACGCGCTGCGTCGATCGCGAAAACCGCCTGTCGGGGCGGGGAAGAAGGTGAAGATTCAGGAGAGATTTGATGCTGCTCCTGAGTCGATACAGCAGGCCGTCCGCGACCTCCTCGAGCTGCCCATTGCGGACGCAGAAAAAGTCGCGGCCCTGATAGCCGCCTTTCGCGGCGATCGTTAGTGGACGTCTTGCAATGTTTGCGCTATAGACTCGACGGCGTCGTCAATGTCACCGCAGACATCCCCTGCAATCCATCTCCCGCACCGCGCAAGGTCGCTCGTAATGCATGATTGATCCGACCGATCCGACAGTGCATCAATCGCGGAGAAGATCGCTTGTAAATGTCGAATTCTCTCTGCCGCGAGAATCCCGAGATCCTTTGCAATAAGGCTCACGGACTGCAACGCCCCCGCGGCAAACTCCCTGTTGTATTTCTTCAAGTGGCCACCTCGTAGGTCTGATTGAACGTTCGCAGGGTGCGCGCCTCTCGGCATCGTCCATCGAGAGGCTCGCCCAATCGGCTCTACTTCCTGCGAGGTTGCCAGAGAGACACGGATATCAAGCTCACGATGGCCGCTGCTATCACGTAGAATGCCGGCGCGAGGTTGTTGTGCGTGGTCGCAATCGCCCACGTAATGATCGCGGCGGAGAATCCACCAAACGTGATCACGGCGAGGTTGTACGAGATCGAAATCCCAGTCGACAGAACCCCGTCTGGAAACATGTCGCTAAGCGCCGCCAGGATTGGCCCCTCGTAGCTGGCGATAACGAGCCCGAACACCACCTGGAACACGAGCAACGTCTTCAACCCTGGTGCGGCATTCAACATAGCGAACAGCGGATAAGCCGCGACGATCGCAACGAGCAACGCTCCCGCAAGGAACCAGCGGCGCCCAAACAGATCGGAAAGGTGTCCAATCAAAGGTGTGACGAAGAGAACAATTGACGCGCCGACAAGCACTGCGATGAAACCCGTAGAAGACGGGAGTTTCAGAACCTTCGAAGCGTAGGTCGGGATGTAGAACAGTAGGACATAAGAGCAAACCGTCCAGAAGACGACTAAACCAAATCCGACAAGCGCCTCACGCGAAAAGCTCCTGACGACCTCGACGACCGGCGCACACTCGCCCAAACGCTCGTCTGCGGGAAAGCCAGGGTCGTTCAGCCTACTGCGGATATAAATCCCGACCGGGCCGAGACCGAGTCCGAGAAGGAAGGGGATTCGCCAGCCCCAAGATTCGATCTGCTGCTCATCGAGGCACTTCACGATAAACACCGCAAGAACTGACGCAAGGATAATCGCGAACCCGATACTCGCCTGAATCCAGCTCGTGTAGTATCCATGCCGCTCGGCCGGCACGCGCTCGCGAAGATACGCTGTCGCACCTCCCATTTCCCCTCCAGCCGAAAATCCCTGAAGTAGACGCGCGACGACAATCATCAGTGGCGCACCAAGCCCTGCATCTTTGTATGTCGGCGCGAATCCAATCATCGCCGTCCCGGCGGTCATCAATGCAATCGTGACCGTAAGTGCTGCTCGGCGCCCCACTTTGTCCGCAATTCCGCCAATCACGATGCCACCGATCGGACGCATAAAGAAGCCTACGCCAATCGTCGAAACCGACAGCAACAGAGACAGGTTGTCGTCCGTCGACGGGAAAAATAGTTTCGCAATAATGACTGAGAAGAAACTATACGAAATGAAATCGAACCATTCGAAACCATTTCCGACGATGACGGCGATTACAGCTCTCCGATGCGTGTCGGAGCTCGCACTCGGCGCGGCCTCGCGCGCGTACGTTGATGTTTGCATTATTTCGTGCCCTCGGATTATTGAGTTATTACGGCTATCAAACAAGATTTGATCGCGCACGAAATATTACGTCTATTTACGAATTACTTACTATGAAAAATTCTCGGGGCAGCCTGACCATAAGGAATGATGCAAATTGAACCAATCGTATGACTTATACATGCGTCAGTAGCCACTCGCGAAACATCGTGACCGCGGGCGTGTCTCGGCGATCCGCAGGCCAGATGACCTGATACGCGCCGCCGAAGCTTGCATGCGCATCCGACGCTAAAACCAGCTTCCCGCTCTCAACAAGTGGCGTGATCATATGCTTCCAGCCCAAAATTGCTCCGTGCCCATGCAGTGCCAGTTGCAGCAGTACTGGGTAGCTGTTCGCAGAAATAGTTCGAGCCGGACGAAACCCGATTTCGCCGACAGTCAGGCGAAACCAATCTCGCCATCCCATCCACTGACGCTGCTGTTCCTCCGCAACAAGTAAAGTTGCCTCCATCAAGTCCTGGGGAGGCACGCGGCGCCCCGCGAGAAACGTCGGCGCGCAGTATGCGTGAACGTCCTCCGCGATGATCGCCGTTCCAGCAATGCCGGGGGGAGGAACGTCGCGAATGTAGTAGACGCCAATGTCGAATTCGGCCGCGTTCAAATTGAACACGCCTTCTCGAACAAGAATTCGCACGGAGACTTCCGGATGCTCCGCGCTGAACTCGGCAATCCGATCCGCCAAAAACAATGTTGCAGTGCCGGACGCGCACGCAATAGTAAGGCTGTGCGGAGTCTGCTCCTTCATCACAAGTGCAGTTGCCTCGACACAGTCGGCCAAAATCGCATGCACCCGATCAGCGTACTGCTGGCCCGCGCGAGTCAAATGCAAGGCCTTGGCATCTCGGACAAAGAGAGTTGTCCCAAGAAACGTCTCGAGCTTCACAACCTGTTTGCTAACCGCGCCTTGCGTCACATTCAATTCCTCGGCTGCTCGCGTGAAGTTGCCGTGTCTTGCGGCTGCGTCGAAGAAAACAAGGCACTGAAGAGGTGGGAGAGGTTGAATTTTCATGATTGCGTCCAATTCCTCCCAAGAATTTACAGGCTGATCCGCGTCTTCGCCACACGCGGTCGAACTTGCCCTCCCACACAGACACAAACTTTTGTTGACTCTTGATAAACTCTTGTTTATTCTCCAATCCATACCGCAGCCTTGCTCGCTGCACCGCTCCGGCGGATCGATCTTTAAGAGTGCCAGCGTACCGGGACCCGCAAGGGAGCAACCGGTCGGCTCTACGGTGTAGCCGAGAAACGGGGTAGCGCCCGACACCACTCAGCTTTCATGAGATGGGGTCCTGCCGATGCGGACGTGGTCTGGCCGCGGCGAGGGAGCCAGAGGATGCCGGAGTTGGTCGCGACGCACGTGGCGGTTCGCGAGATAGCCGGATTGTCGTTCGGAGGGGAAAGCGAAACCGGAAGTCGCGGCAGTGGCCCCATCCCATGAAAACTGACAAGGAAGCAGATCGATTGGTGTTACGCCCTGATCGTTGTTTTGAATTCGGACTACTAAATCATGAGGGGAAGCGAGGATCGTGATCGTGACTCTTCGAAAGGAGATCCAGTGGAAGCGAAACGGAAGCTGCCGACCGTGTCGGTCGAGTGGCTCGAAAACGCAGCAGCTGACCTCGAAGTCAGCGCAAACGCGAGCCGTGAGACGTGGGCGGTACTCGGCCTATCTCATCGGTACAGCGAGAACATCGGCCGCGCCCATGCAATGCGGCACGCGGCCCGGTTGAAGCTCGAATACGACCGACGCCTCTTTCTACGGTCGATCGGGCTCAAGGTCTAGGAGACGATCGTGAGCCAAGCCGCAAAGAACCTCCTCGAACTGCGCCGTCTGCCTCGCGGCGCGCTTGTCGAGCACCTGTTGCGCGAAGTTGCAAGCGATCTGATCGCTCAGGGCATCGAAGATCTTCGCGGAGGCTGCTGAGGTGAAGCACTTCGTGACTGGGGCTTTGGCCCTGCTGATTCTCTGGCTCGTCGTCGAGGTTACGCGTGCGATGAAGCACATCGGCCGCGGCGAGCACCACATGCACTGACCAACCGCGCCCGCTACAGGAGAACGATGATGGACAAACAAACCGTACTCGAAGCCTGCAACCGCGTCGCCGACGTTGCGGATCTTCCCTTCTACACCGAGCTCGTCGATGCGCTTCGCGGCGCAATGGTAGCGCTGACGGCTTCTGAGCCCACGATGAAGCACTATCCGGAAGCCGTCGCACGCCATGAAAAGGCGATCCGTGACGCTAAGTCATGCATCAAGCGAATCGATCAGGACGCCGCCTGACCAACCGCGCCCGCCCTGCGGGCAATCACAACCCACCGGGGACCGCGATGCTTCACATCCATGCAAATCACGAATACAACGTCCGTGAAACCCTGACATGGGCCAAGCTCCAAGACGCCATCGAGCGCCATGATCGCAACTACTTCGCCGGACATTGCCTCGACGCAATCGAGCTCATGCCGTCCGGCGCCATGCAGCGCATTGAGCCGGCAGCCGATACGTCCATCGAACCTTTCGCCGCGTCGACCCATGCATACCGTCGGTAATTGCGACGACACGAGACCATCATGAACAGAGTCGCTTTCGACAATGATCTACTCGCCGCGTGCGATCGGCCGAACGGGCGTCTCGCTCGGGCTTTCGGGATGATCCTCGCCTACGGCATCACTATCGGCTGTGTCTGGTTCCTCGGCGTTGCACGTCGAGCAGGTGCCATCTAGTCAAGACGATTTTAGCCATCCGCTTCGCGAAGACTGTTAGCAGGTTTGAGGCCGAGCTTCGCTCGCTCTCCACTCAGCCAATGCTCAATTTTTCTAGATGCTTCGTTAGCAGATTTAACCCGACTTCGCGCTCTATCGCGAAATTCTCGCTTTAGGTATGTGGCGCCAGAGTTCTCATTTCTTTGCTGTATCGCCCTCACCGAATATGTCACGAACCGCTGGATGTCTATAACGCTACTTAGCACATCAGGCGGAACGCCTCGACCGTAAAGCGTGCGCAACGAAAGCTGCACGTCGGAAAGACGATCGAGATCGAACTTGAAGACGCTGCCATTAACGAAGTTCGCGATGTATTGGTTGGCCACGGTAATAGCAGCCACAGCGTCTGTTGCGACGACGAATGCTAGTTCCGCTTCAATGACACGCGCTTGAGCAGAACTTCGAAGCAATTGCGTCATTTGATGTTGCGCTTGATATCTAGCAACGAGAAAAGCACCAGCGATTGCAAAAATCGAGCCGACCGCCTGAACCCATGAAGCCCATTCGCTCGAGCTTCCGGGCAGATGCGTAATCAGGCACGCAATCGTGAGTCCGAGTGCAAAACCTCCGAGTCCGACAGCCGTATCCCGCGGCAATTGCTCCGCGCGCAGTTCTTTCGAGTTCATCGCTCCCCGCTTGCTTTGGTGAAAATCCTAGCACGACGACCTTCCGCATAGCCGCGGACGTTCCGGCACTCCGGATGCGCGACTTCTTTGTGGCCTCAGCATGCCACACACCGCAGTTCCCCGCTCGCCGCGCGCGGGATTTCCTCTCGGATAAGCGCGGCCTTTCGGCGGGGCGGCCCGTATGTGCGCCCCGCCATTTTTTACCGGAGATACCAATCAAAACCGCTTCGAAGCTCATCGTCGCGGCCGTGCTGTTTCTCGTGCTGCTGTCGATCGTCACCCCGTGGCTGGTGAATCAGGACAGCAGCATCACCCTGCTCGCCGTGCCGTTCGTGTGGTTGGCGTATGCCGCCGCCTTTGTGAAATTCATCCCCCCTCATTTCAAGGAGACCAAGTGAAACGCCTGTTTCTGATTCTGATCCTCGCGCCGACGATGTTCCTCGCGGCCGGCTGCGATAACGTCCCGGCCGGCTACGTCGGTGTGAAGGTGCAACGCTACGGCGACGACCGCGGCGTCAACGTCGAAGTGAAGGGGCCCGGGCGCTACTTCAACGGGCCCAACGTCGACATGTTCATCTTCCCGACGTTCACGCAGTCCTACGTGTGGGACAAAGCTGGCAAGTCCGACGAGTCGTTCACGTTCCAGACGGTGGAGGGCCTGTCGGTCAACACCGACATCGGCGTCAGCTACGCGATCCCGCGTGAGAACGCGCCCAAGGTGTTCCAGAAGTATCGGCGCGGAGTCGATGAGATCACGGGCGTCTACCTGCGCGCGATCGTGCGCGACGCCCTGAATCTCGCCGGCGCGTCGATGGCGGTCGAGGACGTCTACGGCAGGGGCAAGGCGGCACTACAGCAGCGCGTCGAGGACGAGGTAAAGGCGAACGCCGCGAAGGTCGGAATCAGTGTCGAGAAGGTCTATTTCGTGAATCAGATGCGCCTCCCCGAGCAGGTCATGAACTCGATCAACGGGAAGATCGCTGCGACGCAGATCGCGCAGCAGAAGGAGAACGAACTGCGTGCAGCCGAGGCGGACGCGGCAAAGCAAGTCGCGATCGCCAAGGGCGAGGCCGAAGCGCTCGAGGTGAAAGCGAAAGCACTACGCGAGAACAGCCAAATCCTGCAACAGATGGCGATCGAGAAATGGGACGGCAAGCTCCCCCAGTACATGGGCTCGAGCAGCGTCCCGTTCGTCCAGATCAAGTAACGAAATTCTGAGCCCGCGCCCGGCTCTCCCCTCGGATATGGGCGGCCTTTAAGGGTGGCCAGTTCGGCACCCTCTTTTTCCTCTGCGGAGATTCAAGAGCGGACGCTCGGCGGTGGCGGTTGGGTCCCGCCATTCCCTCAAATTGATGCCAAGCAGTCATGCAACGCTGCCTTATGCGAGCGCTGAGTGTCCGCCCTTGAACCCCTGCTTGAGCTGGTGCCTGTACGGACCAGCACCTTTTTCGAATTCCAATGACGTGCATAAGGACCAAGCCATGAAAGAACTGCAACAAGCCGTCTCCACTGCCTTCTCGAACATCGTCGCGGCCGGCGCGATCGAGAAGGCGATCGAAGAAAAGTTGACGAAGACGATCACCTCGATCCTCGACGAAGAACTCCGCTCGTACTCGACCTTCGGCGAGCAATTGAAAGAGCACGTCAAAACCGCGCTGCAAGTCGATTTGCATAACCTTGGTCTGCCCGGATACAACGACCTCATTCTCAAGATCATCCGACAGCAGGTCGACGCGCAGTTGAACGCGACAATCAAAACGCAGATCGAGAAGCAGATGAAGGAGCTGCTCGCGCCCGCACCGGCCGAAATCAAGCTCTCGCAACTCGTCGAGGAATTCATCAAGGACGAGCATACCAATCGCCAGTACCGCCCGTGCTCGTGCGATGAGTCGGATCGGATCACGCTGATTGTTCGCGAAGCGAGCATCACCAGTTCGAAGTTCTACCACATCTACCTGGACAAGGAGAGCGATACCGAACACTACAAATGCCCGTATCAGATCGACGTCCACGACGGCCAGGTGTACAGCGTTCAGATCGATCAAAAAGACCCTAGCAAGGCGCTGTTTGTCGGCCCCATGCACGGCTTCAAGCGCCGCCTGTTTCAGCTCTACGCCGCCGGCACGAAGCTGATCATCGACGGCGACGAGAACAGCATCAATACCTACTACCCCGGCCGCGACTATTGAACGGAGGCACGACATGACGAATGAGACGAAACCGCGCGCGAACGGCATCGTGAACCTGACGCAGTACGCATTCGAGCTTGTCGGTGCTGTCGACAGGCTGCCTGAGTCTCCGCAGCGCGACGAGGTACTGAAGCAAGCAAAGGCTCTTCGGCTCGACCTCGCGACCGCGACACGGGAATCGCTCTTCGACGGCTTCGTTTCGCTCGAAGGGCTGCGAGCAAAGCTGCTCGCACCGCGCGAGATCCAGCGCGACGAACAAGGCTGGCTGACGCATCCCGAGCTTCCCCTCTGCGACGAGGATGTACGCGTCGACAGGTTCCTTGAAGCGTTCGGCATCGAATCGGCATTCATCAGCATGGAATCCGACGTCGATGCCGAAAGCTACGAGCAGTACTATGAGCGCGCTGACGCCGGTTGCAGCGCATGGACGCCGACGCCACCCGATGGCGAAGGTTGGGTGCTGCTCGAGATTTACGACACCGAAGACGGCCCGCACGCGCTGTTTGCACGTGCAATTCCCCCCAAGGTGCGCCGCGATCGCACACGGCATACAACGGAGCCGACCGGGCGCACATCCGCAGAACAAGCCGCCTATCGGGCGGGGTTCGACGAAGGTAAGAGACAAATGGCTCTCGTCGTCCTGCGATCGCGCAAGCCGATCGACAAGCTATTGGAGGATCTTTGAACGTGACAAACGAAACGGGAAGCAGCGCTACCACCGATGTGAGACGCACGGTCTGGAGCAAAGACAACGAGTTCTTCTCGTGCGATGCGCTCGACGAACTACTCGATATGCACGACGAGCTCGCTGTCGGCGATGTTGTGTTCTACGGCGATGTCGAGCCGATCCCAATCGTGCGCCTGTGCGACGCCAACGACGTGATCGATATGATCAGCGACCGCGCCTATGACGAGGTCGGCGAAGCTGCTGATGGATATCCGGACATCGCGCCGGAAGCAAAGGCTGAACTCGAAACGCTTCTCTCGGGCTGGATCGAGAAGCATGCAAAACCGACGTTCTACAGCGTCGTCAACGTGAGTGAGTACGTCATCACTGCGGCAGACGTGGAGGGCCGCGAATAATGACCACCGCGAAGATCCACGCTGATTCGCCATGCAGCGACGCCGAGAAAGCCGAAGACATGCGGATGATAAAGCTCGTGTTGGACGACTACACCCGCAACGGCATCGCCACGATGACTGAATCAGAGAAGGTCTCCTACTTGTCCGCGTCGCTGCTCTCCGCTTACCAACTGCTTCGAAGCGTCGTGGGCGATAAGTGGGTCATGGGATGGCTTGAAGCAGCTTTGCACGAAGTGATGACCACGCCGTGTGCGGTCGAGATCCGCAAACCGTCTTGAATCGAGGTTCGACCATGAACGACCAACAACAGAGCCGCGCTGATGCGCTGACGAGTATGTTCGCTGCACATCCTGAGCTGCAAGATGACCGCGCCGTATTCTCGGCGGCGCAAGTTCGCGCGATGCTGAGAGAAGTGCGCGCCGCCTCTGCCAATGAGACAGGTGCGGAAGGGGCGCAGCGTCATTCGTGGACCACTACGGGCATGAAAAGAGACCCAGGAGGCGTATGGGTGCTGGCTTCTGTGGAAGCATCTTCGGACGATACGCGGGAAAATATCTTAGGTAGGTTGTATGCGATCCAGCGTGGTTTTGCTGCGCAGGCCGACGCACGAGAGGACCTAATGGCCGGTCAAGCGCTGTACGAACAACTACACAGTCTCATGCCGGATTGGTATCCCGATGCATGGGAAGACCTGCTGCAGAAATATCAGCGCGCATACACGGAAGTTGCCGTCTCGCGTCCACGAAATACGGCGGCAGCAGCGCCGGCCGACGAGCGGGCGGCGTTTGATTTGGCCGAATTCTGCGAGCTGATTGATGACTACCAGTGCGCACAGAAGGATGGCACGCACGACGAGCGAGCAAAGGCGCGCTTCGCACTGATGAACGCATGCCGCGCGGCAGCATCGCCCGCTGCGGAGGCGGTGGCGACGGTCGAGGTGGGCAGCATGGAGCATGGACCGTTCACCTTCCAGACGACGCCATACGGTGCGGACACGCTGCCGAAGGGTGTCCACTCGCTCTACGCCGCCCCACAACCCGCGCAGGCAGCATCGCCCGCTGCGATGACCAGCGACATGCCCACTCCCGTCTGGTGGATCAATTACGGCAATCACGGCCAGATTTCGACGCGACCGGACGAGGCCGACCGAGCGAGAGAATCTGGCGCGAAAGTCTACGAATATCGCGCAGCATCGGCCGCTGCGGAGGCGGTTCGCATGACGGACGCGCACCGCGAGCGGATCATCCGCTTGCACAACGCGCTCGACAGTGGGGAGACGATTGGCGAAGCAATGGCCGACCGCTACGCCGAATCGCTTCGCGTGCTACTCGCCGCCCCGCAACCCGCGCAGGCCGACGCACCGGCCCATGCGGCGGAATGCCCGCATTGCGATGGCGAAGGGGTGATCGAGGGCGACAGCGGAATGAGTCCGTGTGCCTGCCAGCGGGATGCGCAAGAAGGTATGCCGACCTTTGGCGCACGGAGGACGCAGGCCGACGCACCAGCAGAGGCGCGCGAGCCGAATCAGATCTACGTCGAGGTGCGGCAGTGCGATCGCTGCGACCACATCGGCATCAACGACGGCCACGCAACGGATGCAGCATGCGGCTATCCGTGCGGCTGGTCCGGTCCGTCACCGGTCGAAGATAAGTGCCCCGGATGCGGCCACGAGAACGTCATGAGCGTTGCATGCCCGAAGTGCAGCGGACACTATTCGTTGCTCGCGAATGGACTATTCGAGACGAACGAGGTCAGCGAACTGGCAGAGGCGCGCGAGCCGATCGAGACTGCACAGAGCATCGCGGCGGACTGCTATCACTGGATCGCCGAGCGAATCGGCACGAAGGACGGCTACTCGGTACAGGAGCACGTCGATGCCATGTGTCAGGTGATCGACGAGTGCGCTGATTTCTTCCACGATTTCGTCGGCGCGGACGAGGGCGGCAATGACGAGGCTGTTCGGATCGCGAAGAACATCCGCGCGCTGAAGGCAGGAACGCTTCAGGATGTCAGCGCCCCCGCCGATGCGGGAGAGGCGCGCCTGACGGACGCTGCGCGCGACATGCTCGCCGAGCGCCGCCGGCAGGTAGAAGCGGAGGGCTGGACGCCGGAGCATGACGACCAGTATCAGCATGGTGCAATCGCGCTGGCCGCAGCCTGCTATGCGGCAAATGCTGGAGGTGTCGCGTGGGCCGACCCGTTGCCGTCATTCTGGCCATGGATGCACAACTGGTGGAAGCCGACCACGCCGCGCCGCGATCTCGTGAAGGCCGGCGCACTGATCCTCGCCGAACTCGAACGTCTCGACCGTGCCGCCCTTCTCAATGGAGCCGACCATGACCGGTAAGCTGACGTTCCATATCGAGCGCGACGGGGAGTTCAGCGTGCTCACATATAAGGGCGGTGGCTGTCGCCCGGCGACGCCAGAAGAAATCGAACTGTGGGAAGCCCTTCTCGCCTCCACGCAGCAGGCGAGCACCGAAATTGACGAACTCAAGGCCAAGCTCGCTTCCTACGAGCGCGAGCGCGAAGACCAAAACCGTTATCTCGCGGCACAGTCGGCGGAAATCGCGGACCTTAAACAGCGGCTAGCGCAGCAGCCGAGCGGCGAGGTGACGGACTACGTGCGTGTGCCGGCGCGCGTCGTCGAGTTGCTCGCGATCATCAACCGTGATGGTGTGATCAAGCGCGCCTCGGAATTGCAGGAAGTGTATCGGCTAATCAACGCCGCCCGAGCGGGAGAAAAGCAATGACCAAACTCTGGATGCTCAATATTCAAGGCCCGGACGATATTGTGGCCGCGCCGTCGAAGGATGAGGCCGATGCTGTTGCCGCCGCATTCAACACGTATTGGGGAGAATATCTCGCGAAGCAACGAGCACAGTCGGTTGCTGATGGGCACGATCCAGACCACTGGCCGACCGTTACTGCTGTCGTTATCGAATGGGATGGAACCGCAGCCGAACACACGGAAAGCATCGCGAAATATTGGCCAGAGTATGCCGAGTATCTCAAGATAGACGCCGCCCGCACCCAAGGGAGCAAATCGTGAGCGAGAACAGCAAAATCGAATGGTGCGACCACACGTTCAACCCGTGGGAAGGTTGCCAGAAGGTCGGTCCGGGATGCGACCACTGTTATGCCGAGGCGCGCAATGCGCGCTTCGGTGGCGGCTCGGCCGTGAACTGGGGCGCTGGCGCGCCGCGGCGTCGCACGTCAGTCGCAAACTGGCGTAAGCCGCTCGCGTGGAATGCCGCGCACGAGCGGTTCTTCGCCGCGCAGGGCCGGCGCCAGCGCGTCTTTTGCGCGTCGCTCGCGGACGTGTTCGACAACGCAATCGACCCGGCGTGGCGCCGCGACCTGTTCGACCTTATTGTCGACACGCCGAATCTCGACTGGCTCTTGCTTACGAAGCGCATTGGAAACGTTCAGCAGATGGTTCAAGCGGCAACCCTATGCGACCTTCTTCCGTCGAACGTCTGGCTCGGCGCGACGATCGTAAATCAGGAAGAAGCCGAACGAGACATTCCGAAGCTGCTCGCAGTACCCGCGCGCGTACGCTTCCTGTCGATGGAGCCGCTGCTTGGGCCCGTGGATCTGGTGTCGAGCGGGGCTCTCTGGTCGGACATGAATGGGAACATCGTAGACGCACCCTCTCGTGGGCTGCGAGGTGTCGACTGGGTGATCGCCGGCGGCGAAAGCGGCCACGGCGCCCGCCCGATGCATCCCGACTGGGCTCGGTCGCTGCGCGACCAGTGCGCTGCCGCAGATGTGCCGTTCCTGTTCAAGCAATGGGGTGAACACTCTCTCGCCTACGACCGCGATCGGGACGATCCGGACTATCGTCGGTGCGATCGCATGGCTCGCCTACCCGGCCGCTGGATCAATCTGGCAGGCGGACACGGCTTCAATGGCGAACGCGTCCATTATGCAGAGCGCGTCGGCAAGAAAGCCGCCGGCCGGCTGCTCGACGGCCGCACGCACAACGAATTCCCGGAAGATCGATGAAAGAGCGTCCGATCTAGTTCAGCGGCCCGATGGAGCGCGCCAGCCTCGAAAACTGCGAGACTCAAGAAAGCACTACCGAGCCGTCGCATCATCTACCCGTCTTCGAGCCTCGTCTCTTCGGTACTCGATCGCCAGTTCGGACGTGATGGTCACGCCGGCCGGCAGCACACGAATCGGCGACTCGCGAAACAGCACCTCGCCGTCGCGCACGCGGACGATCGACATGCCGACCAGCACACGCGGGCCGAGCGCATCGCCCTCGCGCTCGATCGCCTCGATCTCAACGTCGTAGCCGCGGTACGTGAATCGCTCGAGCATAGCCGGCCTCAACCGTATCGCGCGAGCCACTCGACAGCGAACGAACGCGCCCGCTCGACGGCCGACTCTTCGGTTTCGTACGTCCCGAGATTCTTGAACGACGCTTCCGGGTTGTAGCCAATGTAGGTGAACGTCACCTGTGCGGCGAACTGACCGTCTTCAGTCGCGCGCGGCGTGCAGTCGACGTGATAGCCGCGAATCGTGAACAAATGCTGCATTTGAATGCGATCATGAAACGAACCGGGGCGATCGTAGCACTCCCGGATTTCATGAGTCTGACGGCGCAACGTGCGTGAGCGTCAGTGCTGGATTGAATTCACCGCAATCCACACTCGGGACGCTGTCTCGCCCGTCAAGACACGGGCAAACGCAGCACCGCACGTCGAGCACTCGTAGTGCTCTTCTCGACATTCGCCTTGGAACACGCCGGCGCCGACCATCGCGAGATGTGTCGGCTTGACCGTCGACGGTTGCCCATGCAGTTCAGTGCACTCGGCGCACAGCTTGATCGTCTCAAGTTCCACGGCCACCTCATCAATTTTTGAAACAAAACTGAAAGGAATCGTAGCATGACCGAACGCCTGATGACGCCGGCCGACCTCGCGATCGTCACCGGCAAAAAGCGATACACGAAACAAGCTGACTGGTTCAAAGCGACGTTCGGAATCAACGTCGTCACAGCCGCAAATGGAGCCGTCATCATGACTTGGTCAACATTCGAATCACTCCAAGCAAAAAGGGCCGGCCTCGTCGGGCATTCCGAAACTTCTACTGTTGAACTCTGCTTTGACTGATGGCTACCAATCGCAAGAAAGCGAAGTATCCGCGCGTGTACGCCAAGCATGGCGCGTGGTATTGGAGCGAGCCCGTTTCAGGACAATGGATTCGCCTGTGCAAACTGACCGACGACGAAACAAGGCTTGTCGAGCGACTGGCGGAAGAGCGGAAAAAACGCGAACGTCCAGAAGGATCTGGAGATATGCGTCCACTGATCGATCAGTACGTGCGTGAGAGCAAACTACTGCACAAGGAAAAGGCGTGGCCGAAGTATGGAGATTACGCCGGCAATGGATTTCGCAAGGTCAACGTCGCAGACGTGAAGCCAACGCACGTCCATAACTGGCTCAAGGTGAAATACGCCGGAAAACTACATATGCAGCGGGTCATGCGCGCATTCCTGTCTGGCTTCTTTCAATGGTGCGTCGACAAGGGGAAGCGGGATACGAATCCGTGCAGAGAAGTCAAGCTGAAGAAACCGAAACCGCGGCAAACCTACATCACCGACGCGCATTTTTCTGCAATCCGGAACGCAATGCTTGAGACTACGTACAAGCTGAACTCGGGGACGGACAGCGAGAAAGAAGTGGTAGCTGACGTACCCACCGGGCCTATGATGCAGTGCATCATCGATCTCTGCTACCTCACTGCGCAGCGTTCGACCGAGATCCGGACCCTGAAATGGTCAGACGTGGATCGCGAGGCCGGGGTAATTCATTTCGTCCCGAGCAAAACGGCGGACTCGAGCGGTGTACGGGTCGATTTCAAGATCACGCCCGAGATCAACGAAGTCTTGTTGCGGATTCAGCAAATTGATGGCCGGCCGACAATCGGTGATATGCCAGTCGTCCACACCCGGAAGGGGAAGATGTACGCTGCGAACACGATCCTGAAAGCGTGGAAAACAGCTGCCAAACGCGCCAACCTGTCGCACTTTGGATACACGGTGAAGGACATCCGAGCCAAAGCGCTCACCGATGGCGAACGTGCCGGGTATGACGTGAAGGCGCTCCAAATCGCCGCCGCGCACACCGACGAGAAGATGACTGAAACATACATCAAAAAGCGCAATGTGCCGGTGGCAGACCTGCGTCTAAGACTGCCAAAATCTGCTTGATCGTGTCTAATAAATGCTCGGCTGTTGCCCGCAAAGCCTCGTCGCTACGTGCTCATTTTTTGAGCAGAACATTAGACATAATCTGCCCTATGGCCTTTTCTGGCAAGGCTTACATAAATGTGCTAGCTGCTGATTTGGGATCAGAGGGTCGTAGGTTCGAATCCTATCGCTCCGACCAAAATTCCCGCAGTAATTCAGTGGTTTGCGGCGCGTCAACAGACGCGTCGCAAACCATCTCCAAATTCTAATCCCTGCGTCTCCAAACTCTCTCATCGGCGATACGCCTCTTGGGTGGCGGTCGCGCATAGATCGACGCCCGCTCACTGGTAACTATTAGCTCCACCAAACGGTGCGATTCAATTCGGCAGGGCTGGCATAAATCCAATTCGGTCGGGTATATTCGTCACATCTTTCGGGGGAGATGAATCGATGCCTGCCCAATGCTTCTTCACGCTCAATGGTCAACGCGTTTCCAATCTCACCTGCGCCGGCTTCGGTGGTGTGATGGCGTTCTCGGGCAATAAGCAGTTCGTCGACAAGCCCGATGCAACGGCCGTCGCCAACGCTGGACGATCCCCAAGGGCCGCTATTACATCGTGAAGCGCGACACGGGCGGCCGACTCGGGCCAATTCGCGATCTCGCACTGGATCTGTGGTCAAACAGCGACCGCTCGACATGGTTCGCGCTTTACCGCGCCGACGCCAAAATCGATACGAGACCTACGTGAACGGCGTTAAGCGCAGCGCATTTCGTCTGCACCCAAATGGTCGATGGGGGGTGAGCGACGGCTGCATCACGGTCACGACGCAGGTGCAGTTCGACCAGCTACGTGCGTATCTCATGAAACAGCCGACCGCGAAGATCCCCGGAACCGACATCGAGTATTACGGCACGGTGGACGTCCGATGAAAACGTTCGTGCGCCTCGCCATCGCGGCGGTTCTGACGCCCTTCATTTTCTTCGGGCTGTCGCGCATCGACCCACTCGCGCGCTGGGTGGGTAGTGATGAAGCGTGGAACCTGCTCGGCCCGCTGTTCCGCGTGTTCGGCGTGACTGGAATCGAAGGCGAAGAGAACGTCTTGCTGGCCGTGCTGCTCGTCGCCAGCTTTCTCGTGGCTGCGCTCGTCGTGCTGCTCGCATCGAGGCTACGACACTCGCAAGCGTAGCGGTCACTTCGGCGCCGCGACCATGTCACCTGCGGGATAGAGCTGCAACATCGCGCGCGCGGCTTCAGCATTCGACGTCGTGAGCCACGCTTCCCAATCGTCCGGCCGAAGTGACGACTGACCGCTTTTCGTCGCCCGGCTATGCATCCGCGACATGATCGAATGGTCACCAGCATTGACCGTGATCATCGCCAT